CCTGCCGATTTTCACTTGTTCGACCCTTACTCGGCGGTTAGGGAGACACCACTTCAGCACCTCAATCTCTACGGCATCAAACCCGGAAAGCTCTACATCAACATCAGAACGGACGGATTTGTTTCCGTTTACGGTCACAGTTTTTAACCTGTTAGTCCCAAGATATGCGCTGACCGAAAAATCTGTAGCGTATTCTTCAAATACCGTAGACCAGCAAATTGAAACTCCGGGAATCGAGGACTTGCTCTCACTCGGAAGCTCAAGCCGGATAACAGGATGGTTTGAATCGTCAAAAATCTTGGCGCTCAAAAAACCAGTAGTTCCATACGGAGGGGAAGAAGGAACAATGGCGCAACTTCCGTCAAGAACAGTGAGATTAAGCTCTCCTGTGGAATACCTCGGAATGGAAGCATTATTGGAAAGCGCAATACTGTGAAAGGTGGAGAACGGGGCTGCCAATGACGTGACGATGGTAGCCTTTTTGTTGATACCCGGTTCAGTAATTCCACAGGTAATCTCTACAAAAGATTCCGGGACAAGGGTTTCGTTAAATTTTTCTTTCCACTTATCGGAGACTTCAACCATGTATCATACCTCCACAAGAGAAAGTTTGCACCCTGTCCATCCCATCACGCCACCGGTTTTCGGCCCTCTACGCCACATTCCGCCGGTGCGGTCGGAGACGTACATCTGACGGGTAGTATAACCGGCTGTGGCTTGGTTATAGAATTTAACAGTGCAGTAAAAATTCGTAGTGAAAAGACTCAAGATGTCGGCCCACTGCCGTGCGGTGAGGTAGTTCCAAGACATGGAGACCTTTGCCACATCATGCCGCACGACAGAACCAACAACCTTTCCCTGAACATTTCGGCCAGAGTCTACGATAGTACTAGTCGTTCCCTCATAAGAGGATGGTTCCGGCAGCTCTACGCCATTCACCGTAACCAGGGCAGGAATATTGGCCATCTGAACCATCCTTTCTTAATAGGAATAAACTTCGGTACCCATAATAGACACGCCACGTTCTTTCTGGGTCTTTTCAACAGAAGCGGTGAGCTGCTTGCTATCAAGGTACACTCTTACATCTCTTCCATCAGAGATTTCCTCTCCATACCGCTGCCAGATGTCGAGGAATGCATTGTAGCAGCCGTTGTACACAGCATCTCTCATCTCTTCGGAGTTTCCACTTGCGGCAGAATAAGTGCCACTATAGGAAGAGCTGGATGTCGAGGAATTGTAGCTAGAGCTTCCAACATACTGAGATGTATCGCTGTAACTACTGGTAGAATGGCTACCACCAAGTTTTGATACGATTCCAGCGATTGCAACACCAAGGGCGGCGGCAGCAGCAAGGGCTACGATTCCAGCGGGAATGCCAAAAACCGTAGCGCTGAGGGCGGCGCCCACAGCAGAAAGCATTCCCGCCACTGCGGTTCCGATGGTGCTTACCAGCCCGGCAAACCCAGCGAAAATTGTCGGGAAAGAACTGAGCAAGCCGCCAGACAGCGCAGCGCTGATTGCTTTAGCAGCCGTTGCGAGAGGAGACTTCACGTTTCCGAAAGCCTGCGTAATACCAGAAAGCATCGTCTGAGTTTCAGAGGAAACCTTTCCGAAATTCTGAGTCAGTGCGCTCACCAGATTTTTGCCAATGGTAGCAGCGGTATTCAGCAGAGAAGAGGCTTGGCTTTTCAGCTCTTTACTCAACCTGCCGAGCAAATCGCTTGCAACGGACTTGACGCGTTTACGCTGCTCATCGCCCATAGCGCCCCAGATGGAAGCAGCAATAGTAGTGCCGACTGTTTTCCAGTCGCCACTCTGCGCGGCCTGAATGAAAGTTTGCACCGTGCCGAAGAAGTTGGTTTTGAGGTTGTTATCGAGTTCGACCCACTTAGAGTCTAGCCCGGAAATGATGCCGTTGACGTAGCTTGTGCCGCAGTCAATGCCATAGCTCGCCATCTCTTCGCCTTTGACCTTGGTGGCGTCTACGAGTTTATTCATAGCATCGTTGACGTAACCGAGAGAGCCAGTGATACCGTTTGCAAGGCCTTCTACGACGTAGCCGCCAAGCTCTGCAAACACCTTAGAAGGAGAATGGATGCCGAGAGCTTCCTTGAAGCCATTGACAAAGCCATCAGTGAAACTCTTGATGCCGTCTGTAACGGTACTCCATGTGTCTTTTAGGCCGTTAATTAGGCCGTCCCAGATGAATTTGCCAAGTTTTTTCAATTCACCAGGAAGTTTTTTGAACTCCTCGACAATAGACGAAACGATTTTTGGAATTTCAACAACAACGAAAGCAACCATACGCTCCCGCCATTCAGAAATAACATCAAGAGTTTTGAGAATTGCAGTCCCAATATTTCCCGGCAGTTCTTCAAAAAACTTAACAACAGAAGAAACAATTTTTGGAACTTCGGTTGTTACAGTAACGACCATGTTTCCGACCCACTCCCCGATTTTGCCGACGGCAAAGCCAAGGGCATAGCCGATTTTTTCAGGAAGAGAACTGAACCACTCGCCAATGCTACTTACGATGTTCCCAACCTTTTCAGGCAGAGAAGTCATAAAGTCAATGACAGCGTTCCACTTAGTGACAATGATTTGTTTGATGGCATCGATACGCTGCTCAAAAACATTTTCGACATAATGCATTTTAATGTCGGCTTCTGCGGCAGCATCTGTTTTTTCGCCGCTCTCTTTAGCGCCCCATTTGATACCAGCCCAGTGAAGAACAAGGCCAATACCGACACCAGCAGCGGCAACGGCCCCAGCAACAGGAAGGCTTGCACCAACAAGTAATGCAACGCCAGCACCAGCAGCACCGCCAAAAATCCCCATCAGAGCAGTGATGATGGTGTCAAAAACGGGAAATTCTTTCAGCTTTTCACCAAGCGAGAATGTAATTCCCGCAAAGGTAATAAGACCTGCAAGACCGATAGAAAGCGTTGCGGCTGTACCAGAGGCTGCTCCAAGATTGGTGAGCAGTGTGATACCAGTAATAGAACCGAATGCCGTTGTTAAAGCAGCCTGAATCCATGTGCTTGCATCGCCAAGATTGGCTTCGCCAGTACCAAGTGCATAAGTAAGACCTGCAAGGCTCGCCACAAAAGCGATGCCCATACCAAGCGTAATGCCATCTGCTCCTATCGTGCGCCAAAGAACAAAAGAGCCAAACGCGGCAGATACCACTTCACCTAAAAGTTCGAGAGGATTCCCGCTAGATGCGTAACCCTTCGCAAAGCTGAATACTAACGATGCTTCGACAACGACTGTTGCAATCGAAAGAGCCAACTTTTGCAAATCCGTCATTTTAGAAATTGCTGTTGCAATGTTCGTCAGGAAATTGGTGATTTTCCACAATGCGAGTGCAGCAGAAATAGCGCCAATAACCGGCAGCATATCTTTGATTTTCTGCTTTATAGCGTCAATCTGCTTTGCAAACTCTTCATTGTACTGCTTGAACATATCGTAGCCGGACAGGTCTACATCGCCCAAAATGTTGCCAGCAGCTGCACCGCTGCCAGAACCGGAACTCCCCTGTGTGGGGTCAATTATGTTCAACTCATCAAAACCCATCGTGTAGTCCTTGAGGGCTTTGGCGGCTTTCTTGGTGGAGTCTGCCGTGTCATCCATTGCGTCACCGATGCCGCCAACGCTATCAGAGCTCTTGGTGAAATCAGTAAACACGACCTTCACACCCATCAGCTTTGCCACCCACTCGACAAACTCTCGAATAAGCTGAACAGCAGCAATCAGCGGGGGAAGAATGGATTTCAGGGCGGGGTAGAGCAGAGAGCCGACAGATTTTGCCAACATATCAAGCTGTGCTTTCAGAATCTTGATCTGGTTCGCAGGACTCTGGATGGTCTGTGCAAGGTTGCCCTGCACGTTGGCAGTCTGCTTCATAATGGCAATATAACGCAGAACTGCCTTATCTGCCTGAGACAGACTAGAAACCTGTTTGTTAAAGCCTAAAGCTAGAAGCTCCTGCTGTAACCGTGCCTGAGACAGGTCGACGCCCAGACGGCGAATAGGCTCAATCTCGCCAGAGATTGCGGAGGACATTGCAGTAAAGGTCTGCGCAACGTCCTTGTTCCAATAGGAACCTTCGTCATAGGCAAGCTGAGTCAGGTTCTTGGACAGAACGTATGCCTTGTCGCTGGCCAGACCAAACGAAGTACCCAAGCTCTGGATGGTAGCCATGTAGGTCATCGCTTTGGTCGGGTCAACACCAAGCAAGCCCTGCATCTTGCTAATAAGCGTATCGGCTTCACCGCTCAAATTGCCCATAGCATTATGAAACAGGTCTGTTGCTTCATAGAAGTCGTTGAACTTTGCAACAGCGTTGCCAAGATACTCAGCGATAGCTTTCAACGAAACCAGCTTTGCCATGTTCCGCATAAAGCCGTTCATCTGATTGGACAGGCTGAGATAGCTCTTGCGCTGCTTTTCGTTGGCTGCGGTCACGCGGTTAGCCTGTGTAACCACCTTACTCAACTGCGGAGGGAGCTTTGCAAAGGCATTGCCCACTTTGTCAAGCTGAGATGCAAGGGGAGTGAGCGAGGTGGAGATGCTATCACAAGCAGTCTTGAACTTATTGAGCGTGTCTGCATCCAACTTATCATTGATAGATGGGATTTTAACAATGGCGTTCATTGCACTGCCAACCGCTTTCAATCCAGAAGCATCAAGGTTCTGCAAGGGCTGTAATTCGCTTTTCAACGATTCCAGCTTTGCGCTTAAACCAGTAAAATCAATGCCAGAAACATCAATGTTTGACATCTTTTCGATGTTCTTAAAAATAGAACCAATGCCTTTGGATGCAGACTTCAGCCCAGCGATAGAACCAGCTAGTTTATCAAGGCTATCGCAGACGGCAGAAACATTGCCCTTAGAACGAAGATTGGCGATAGCGTTAGCCAATTTATTGATGTTAAGCTCTGCGCCCTGCGATTCCGCAGAAATCTCTACGGATAAGCTTGTAATATCAACATCAGCCATCACTACCACCATCCTTTTCCATCATGGAGAACATCATGCGCTTAATGCGCTCCTGTGCTTCCGCAGCACGTTGGTATTCATACTCTTCCTTCTCCTTTTGCGTAAGGGGAATCGGTCTATCCATGTACTTGATGGGGCTAGACCCTTTCTTTCGGAACATATTGCCAACCGTAGAGGAAAGCGCAGATGCCATGTAAAATCCGTTTCTCCACGCTTCCGTGTTGGCTCTGCGTTCCCGCAGTTCCTCTGCGTCACGGTAGGCCTTTGCCAGCCAGACATCGCCGTACCAGAACTGTTCGTAGGTCATGCCGATGGAGATGTAATAGGCTTCTACATCGTGGAACAGCTTGGAGAAGGAAAACGGTTCTCCCTCTCCGTCTGATTCCTGAGATTGTGCGGTTACACAATCTCCCACGTTGCGTTTTTTGCGGTCTTGTCCTCGGTGTCAGTTGCCAGCAGAGACTTAGAAGCGTCCATGAACATCTCAAGCAGAACGCCCATCAGGTCTTCCTTATCCTCGATGTGCTGGAACATCTCGTCCACTACCTTACGCTTGATGCCCTTGTTCCGTGCGATGAAAGCACCGTAGAACAAAGCGCGAGAGTTGGACAGCAGATTGGTCATCTGGGTATACTGGCCAATCTGAAAGCCTGCACGTTCGGTAGCTTCCACGCTGTCACGGGTGAAGGTCAGTTCGTAGGTATCCTTGCCATCGGGGGAATGAAAATTGATAACCTTAGCAGCCATAATAAATGCTCTCCTTTATAAATAGGGGCAGAACCAAATCCGTTGTTCAGTTCTGCCCGGTTTGATTGATTCGATTTTTGCGGTTTAGCCGCCAGTAACAGTCAGGGTCTCGCTGAACTCAGGCTTCTTGGTAAAGATGCAGTTGATGGTCATTTCCACAACCTCGTCCACGCCAAAGCCAGACAAGCCAACCTGATGCATACCCTGCCAAGTGAAGCCGGAGCCGTCCTGCATCTTCAGGGCATAATACTTCACGGTGTTGCTCTCGGAAGTCTCATCGTAGCCAGCTTCCTTGACCTTCTTGTAGTCAGTCTTGTTGTAGTTGGCGGTGAAAGACTTGGTATCGGACTGGATAATGCCAAAGATGTTGACCTGCATGGGGTCAGACAGAGTGGTGGCATCCAGAAGGTTCGGCTCGGAGATCAGGTCGGGCACATCCTTGATGTCGCACAGCTTCGTCAGAGCGGTTGCGCTGTCGCCACAGTACAGGGTGGTATTCAGACCGGAGATAGCAGTACTCATAGAATGTTTACCTCCTTATTTTCGGTAAATCATTCCGTCCTCTCCGATTGTTGCCCCGTAGCTGCAATCAATCCGATAGACGGAATTGTTGTACAGCCCATTCAACGGGGCAAACGATTTTCGATAAAAATTGAGCGGTTCAAGTACAGAATCCACGACGCCCAAAATGGAGCGGGCTTCTGCAATGCGTCCGCTTGTTTTGTTGGAATAGACACGCACACGCAGAGAAACGGCAGCATACTTGCTTCTGCTGGCAGAATCCCGATGAACCGGGAGGTTGCTGTTTTCCTCTATCTGCACACACGGAAATTTTTTGACGTTGCTGTCATTGATTTCACCGGTGACAAAGATGCCGGGGACTTGCTTTCGCAGCTCCTTGGCAACAGCTGTGAAGATGGAATTGAAATAATCAATCAACTATTCCAGACCTCCCTCCACGTTGCTTCTACCTGAGAAGCCATTTCTTCAACAGCCCCCCACATAGCCATAGCCGGTTCGTTGCCACTGGTGTAGTTCAACTGACCTTTGCCATCAACCTGTTTAACAGGCGTTCCAGCGTTGCCAGATTCGCCGTAGTAGTACCAGCGCTTATGCTGTCCGTTCCCTTTGCCGTATGTTCCGTGTTCGCCCATGCCAGCGGGGAGTTCGCCGCCATAAGCGGAATGGGATACGCCAGTACCGAACTCGATAAAGGCAACCGCTTTTCCGTGCGCTACGATCGCAAAGCCATTTGGCGTTTGTACCGGGTCGTGCTCAACTGTTACGTCATTGTCTCCAGCATACTGTGCGTTAGCAAACCGCACAGTCGCAACGTCAATGCCTTTTTGCGCTAGCGCCTTTGCAAACTCCTGCGCCTTTTTGTTCAGGGTGGTCTTGTACTCCTGTATCTGACGTTCCGCATCACGAAGCCCGGCATCGCTCAGCCTTACTTTAATTTTCACTTGCAGCCACCTCTTTCAGCGCATACAACGTGTCTGTGATATGCTCTGCGACCTTGACCACAATGTAATTGAACGGCTTTGAAATGTCCGTTTGAAACCAGACGTGTGTACCCTCATAAAGTGGAGTGTTATGCTTTTTGCTGGACGAACTGACCACATAGCTGTAATCCGTGAACGCCCCAAAAGGGCTTGCTTCAGCAGAACCAGTAGGAGGACTGACGTTCAGCATCAGCTTTGCAGGGCCACTCCACGTCTGCGATGTTTCGCCGGTTTCGTTTTCCCATTCATCTACAACAGGTTCTTTCTCGCCGATGGGGTTTGAATACCACAGCGGGCGCTTGTCCAGCGGGCTTCCATTGAACATCAGCCGATAACACCTACTCTCGGAACTACTTCATTCAGCAGAGATTGTGCCACATCGGACGATTCCCACACACGAGTAATGCCATTATTGGTATAGCTCGTCTGTCCGTTTGCGCCGATGTGGTTGTACAGTTCCGCTGCAATGCGTATCTGCAACGACTGATACTGCAAGGGCAGCTCGTCCGGCCTGTTGCCGAAGGGGTAGCCCTGCGCAAATATCTTATCTTTGGCAAAATCAAGCAGCAGGTCGAAGAGTGGGTAGTCCTCGTCCGTGATTTCACGGTCAAGTGCAGGGGCAATGTACTGACCCAGCTTGACTGCCGCTTCAGAATACTGGTCTCCCATGCTGCTTTCCTCCTTTCGCCTTAGTAAGCCTTGATGCAGTACACAGCGTCCATGCGTTCAAAGGACGGCAGGACGATTTCAGAAGCATAGACGTTAGCGTTGACCGGATGAACGGTCAGCTCGGTGGTGATGGCAACGCCAGTGTTCACGATGGACACGGATGCACCGGACTGACCAGACAGCAGGTCGGCTTCCTCAGGGGTAGTGCCGTACCAAGTGCTGCCCAGAGCGCCGGACGGAGCAACCACCACCATGCCGTCAGGCAGATACTTCTCGCTTGCGCTGTACTGGTCTGCCTTGAACATCTTGTCGTACAGATGAATTTTCAGACCGGTTGCGGATTCGATAATCTGCCGTGCTTCAGCGTCCAGCAGAACGGCGTTTGCCTTTGCGGTGACGGTCATGAACCGATTCTTCACCTCGTCCGCAGCGATCATGTTGCGGAAGGTGGCAGTGTTCATGTACACTTCGGTCACGACCTCGCCAACGCTTGCCAGGACAGCGTCCTTTGCGGCGTTCAGGTCAGCAATGGGGGTGGCGGTGGTGACGTTCCACTTAGACTTTGCGGCAGAGACTTCCTTGTAGTTGGTGGACTTCCAAGTACCGTCCGGGTCGTAGTTGTAGGTGTAGTTCACACCGTTCGCCTTGATGGTGATGCCGGGAACGCCATTGGCGGGAGTCAGCAGCTGCCAGATCATGCGCTCAGGAACGATACGTGCGCCGGTGATAAGCTGTGCGGTGTCATCGTACAGGCGGTTCATCACGTCACGAGCGTAAGGGTCGTTGCTGTCCAGAACACGCAGGATTTCCTGACGGTCTTTCTCGCCCAGATGGTAGCCCTCACGGAAGAACGGCATCTCAGTCTCATCGAACTTGAAGCCTTCACGAGTGCGGAACGTAGCCTTTGCGTCAAATGCGCTAGGCATCAGGGACACGCCAACGCCCTTGTGACCACGCAGCCACTTCAGGTCGAGACCAGCCTTCTTCTTTGCGGGGAACAGTGCGTCAGATGCAAAGGGCATCGCATTAGTAGGGTCATTCGTCCAATAGGCGGCAATCGCAGCCGGGGCAAAGACTTCCTTAAGATTCAGTGCCATGTTGTTTTACCTCCTATTAAGCGTTCACGCTGATGTTGTCACGGCAGAAGATGCCAGGAACGGCAGTCTTGAGTGCCTTGATTGCGTCAGCGTCAAAGGTGAAGCTGGAACTTGCCGCTGCCTTCTTGGTGTCGATAACACCACGAATCAGCAGGGCGGCGTTGGGGTTCTCTTCCGGGTCAACGTCATACAGTAGGATGCCGTCAGCGTTGATCGTCTTAGAACCAGTCTCGCCAGCAGCAACAGCTTTCTTGCCAGCCAACGTCATGGGATAGCCAGCCTTAACCGCAGCAGTTTCGGTCACGGTAAAGGGAATGGCGGTGTAGTCATTGGAAGCAAGGATGGTATCGTTGATTCCGTTGACCGTGTTTCGGGTAAACTTCATGTTTTCCTCCTTGTTAATGGAAAGCACTCATTGCGTCACTCGATGCCTTAGAAGTATTTACGTTCTGCTGTGCAAGGCTCTTAGCAAACGCCACGCCTTCGCTGTCAGAGCCGCCCTTGCCATCCGCACCCGGAGGCGTGGGCATATCCTTCAGCAAAGAAGCCTTATATGCGGTATCATGGGCGGTCATAAACTCCGACTGGAACTTAAACACCTTGTCCATGTCGCCGTCAGCTAGTGCAGATGCAGCTTTGCCAGCCAGTTCAGCGTCATAACCCTGTGCAACAAACTTCTCGCGGTAAGATGCAAGGGTCTTTTCCTTGACGAGGTTCTCTTTGTCGGCAGTCAGGGCTTCAATCTGCTTCTGCATCTCTGCCAGCTTGTCAGCCTGTTCCTGTGCGGCGTTCTCGTCATCGGTGCGCTTTGCCTTGAGCTGCTTCTTGTACTCGGCTGCTTCACCGTTGGCTTTCGTCACGGCGTTGCGCAGCTTCTCAATCTCCGCGTTAGGGTCTGCAGCCTTTTCAAGCGCAGAAACAATTTCATCGGCGGTCATGCCCTCTTTGTAGGAATCACCAAGTAACGCTTTGTAGTTCATATTGTTAATTTCCTCCTGCGTTTTTTTACCGTTGCTTCCCTGCAACGCTGCGAAATTTGTATCCCGGCTTCCCTGCCGGAATATATCAGCCCGAAAATTCGGGGTGATTCTTTATTCCTTTGGGTAAATTCTTTTGTACGGCTCAATGCCACTATCCAAAATGGATTTTTCTCGCGCCGAATTTCGGTCAGGGTGTGTCCATTTGAATTTCCCACATTTCGTGCAGATATACTCGCACTCCATTTCTCGTGGTTCGTTTCCGTTGATGCCGTGCGTCCAATGCCAACGAGAAAGCGTATAGTCATGTTTGCAAAACAACTGTTTCCAAAAATCACGCATTATCTTTTTCTACATCCGCATTGTTTGGTTGTTTATCAGCCATGTTCCCAGCATTTATGTCGGGAACATCCTGTTTAGGCTGTTCTTGCGGTTTCGGAGCTTTGCCGTCCTTGCCTAGTTTGCCAGCGGCAATCAGGAAGGGCTTGCTCATTTCGTAAGCAGCCTGCGGGTCAGGGAACAGACCGGGCGTTGTGAACGCCAACTGCGGGTCAATGCTCTGACCAAGCATCTGCGCAAAAATCTGAACCTTGCTTTGCTGGTTATCGTACTGACGGCGGGGCAGCTTGATGTTGATGTCACTTGCCATCAGCTTAGAACCAGCCGTATCACGCAAGATTTTCAGCATTACAGACAGGCTCTGACGTTCAGCGTACTTGAACATATTCTCGTACTGCTGTGCTCTTGCTTCGGTGTGATTCCAGCCGTTGCGGACAATAACTGCGCCCACGTTGTCAGACGTTGCATTCTCGCTGCCAGTGGCACTAGGCATGGCAGTCAGGCTGCGGTACACATTCAACATGGAATCAAGCAGGGTCTGGCTCTGCTGCTGGTCAAGTTCGTTTGCAATCTGCGAAACAGAAGCGGGAAGACCAGAAGTGGATTTCAGGCACATTGCGCCCAGTTCTTTGACCTGATCGAGCACATCCTTGTCCACAAGGCAGTTGGTGAACACCATGATGGACTGGATAAACTGCGCCACACCGTCCAGACGGTTGCTTTCTAGGTCGTTGATGGCATCCAGAACAGGAATAGCCGGTTCAAACAGACCCATGCGCTCCGGGTTGAGCTTGTATTCGACCATCGGCAGCATTCCAAGAGAATGGTTTTCCGACTTTGTAACCTTGCCGTTGTCGATTTCAAAGTACTGGTTCGGTGTGTACACGCAAATCAAGTCGTTCAGGTCGTTCTGATAATTGCGCGGGATGTGCAGCACGTTGGCGATAGGCTTATGCCCGATGCCGGAGTTGTAAATCACATACGCCATGTCTGGGTCTGGAACGTCCACCAGCAGGGGCGTTTCGTCCGGGTAGTTGCCGCTATACCCCTTGTCAGGAAGAACGATGCGGTATCCCTGTCCGCACTCCAACATCCACTGCCAGAGCCGCCGATCAAGCGCATCCTTGCCCTCATACTGCAAGGCGTTGGACAGGCGGGCGATTTCCTCACCGTCACCAGTTGCCGTTTCAGACCGCACATAAGAGCAAGGAGTGCCACTCATGTAGCCTGTGTAGAAGCCCACGCACTCGTTGGCGTGGTTCTCTACAATGCGGTTGGTGATTTCAGCGTGGTACTCCTTCGTGCGATAGAGGACAGGCTGGCTACCCAAGTAGTAGTTGTGCAGAAAGCGAATCTCGTTCTTATTCAGCAAATGAATAGGCTCTGCCTTGCCCATGACAACTTTCAGCACATTCTCCCGATTGATTTCCGTCTCTGGCGTTTCAATCGGTCTGCGTCCAGTCAGCGGATTATTCAAAAAGCCGCCAACGACCATCTGATACTCAGCCATACGTTCCTCCTTTCCGGCAAAATAAAAAGCGCAGCAAGATAAACCCGTTAAGGTCTATCTCACTGCGCCAAAACTGCGCTTCAAAAGCTATTTACTTTTCAGGTGGATGGATGATTTTGACCCATCCTTCTTTTGTGTCCCCTTCGATAACGCCCTTGCATCTGTCGCACTTGAAATGGTATCGTCCGTCCACTTCACCAAGATAGCGGTTGCAGCGGACGTTCTTATAGATGGGGTTCTGCCGGATACAAGGGCAACAGATTCTAACTAGCATAAGCGCTCCTTTCGTTGGATTTCTGGAAACAGGCTGTTGAGCACAGACCTGTCAGAAGCTACTGGGAAACTATTCGCACTTCCAGCCGTGCTATTCTTCGCCCGAAGAAAACCATTGCAGCCTTTACATTCAGTTGTCGGACAGACGTAAAATGGGTAAGCTGCAATTTTGGTGCTGCATAATGGATTTGAACCAATGTATGTCCGGTTATGAGCCGGATGCTCTAGCCTGACTGAGCTAATGCAACATAGGAACCCGGCTTGATTGGTTAACCGCTGCTCTTTGCAATGTCATGCCTAAACATTACATCGAGAGCCGGGAATAGCGATTGGAGGTTATTAAGGAAAATTTCCATGAAAATAGGGGTGAATCGTTGTGCTGCGTAACGGAATCGAACCGTTGCTTGCCAGCCGTGGGGGAGACAGACTGGCATTCCCCAAACAATTGGAAACGCAACATATAAAGCCCGGTGAAGGTGAAAGAGTGAGAAAGCCTCCACCGGTGAAAGGAGGAATATGCTTGTTAACACGCACGCGAGTAAAAATGACAAAACCCCGCGTGCAAGCTATTCCTTTAAGGGAAGCTGCAAAACTTCCTACGTACATTATAAGCGTTGTCAAGTGGTAAAATCAAATAAATAGACCCAGCGAACACAATATATTGTGTTTTTAATCAAAATGGCCTCTTGACAGGCTCGATTTTACTGATTCCGTTGTAAAGTTCATCTGCAAGCTGCGCCAGACTGTCCGGTGCATCATCGTGCGGAACTTTGCCAAGCTGCGTGAACATTGTAACCTGCTCCATGAACGCTTTGTACTCTTTCGACTGGTGCTTTTCGTCAAGGAAATAGAACCGTTTGATGTCCGGCGCATACTGGATGATTCTTGATAGCTTGCTTTGACCACTAGGCGCACGTTGGCTGCGGACAGAGCAATGATAGCCCTGCTGCCGGAGCTGGCTGTCTACCACGTCACAATATTCATCGCCGCCGTTGTTGGCTTCTCCACGCACCACATTGATTTTGTGTTGGATAATTTTGCCCACGACTTCCGGTCTAGTCACGGTCTTGTCGCCGTTATTGAACACAAGGTCAGGAATGAACACGGAATCACCGTACACATAAGCAATAGGGCAGGCGGTGAAGTCACCGCCTCCCCATGCAATATCCATGACCATGAGCTTCCGATCGGGCTCACCATCAGGCAGAACACCGTTAAAATGCCGCAATTCATCGGCAGGAAACAGCAGACCTTCACGCACATAAGGCTTACCCATGTACTTCGCCCACCATGTTGCATCGTCAATACTGGCTTTCATGTCAGCATAGTAGGCATCGTCAAATCCCACGCCGTAGTCATAATTGAAGTTACTGTGTCCGTTCTCGTCTACCGCAGGAATCACCCGAAATCTGTACTTAGGATTGTCTACGTATTGGTTCTGGATGCGCCCAAGAGGGTCAAGGACGTTCCAGCGTGTGCCAACCATCAGCTCCAATGCGCCCTGCTTTTTACGGTCTTTTAGCTGGTTCAAATAAGCATCGTACTTGTTGTTCAAACGCTCAACGTTCAGGCTTTCTTCCAAGTCCTCGATCAAGTCATCGCTGTAAAGAACGCCGCCTTCGCCAATTTCAACAGCACCAGTTAACGTACCGCCAATGGAGCGGCAAGTCAAAGTGGGAAAACGCTTTTTGCGGTTCAGGTCAACGCTTTCGTCTTTTGCACTCTTATCTACAAGCTGAACGTCAGGGAAGATTTTGCCCCAATTATAGGTAACGGGGTCAGTAATGATGGACAGCACTTCGCCGTAGAAGCCATTGGTCAGCTTGTCAGAGTGTCCGCTCATGACCGATGCAACGTCCGGGCGGTTTCCTATAAGCCATGTGATGAAGAAAATGCACAGCGTACTCTTACCTACGCGAGCCGGAAGACTGACCCCCAAGAAATCTATCCGCTTATAGAACAAGTCCTCTAGGTCGTCTGCCAGCACTTTCAGCACTCTGCGTCTGGGCTGATAGAACTTCTTCTCCGGCGCACGATTCCATTCAAGGTAGATGCAATAGCTGTCGAGCACGTCTTTCGCTTCAAACAGGTACGTCCGGCTGATAATGTCATAAACCTTCGCCACGTCCTCGCTTGTTTTCATCTTCCCCATCATGGCCGCGCAGACAGAGCGCAGCTCACCAGAGTATTTGTAGGCATCGAACCGCTTGTCTTGCGGCAGCGCGTCTCTCAAATTCACGACCGCCTGAAACCAGTCCTCGTAGACCTGTGCTTCTGTCGGGCTCTGCTTTGCATACGCTTTGATGCTGTCGATGATGGCAATGCACTGTTTTGGCTGCATAAAAAAATAGGCACCCCCTACCTGAAAATGTAAAGAGTGCCTACAACTGCACAAAAATCAAATATTCGGTTTTATAATGCTGTTTTGAAAAATTATTTAATGTAATTTAGTTTAACGGGACTTATTTTCCCTTATTTATATAATCGAATAACGTAGGACCGGATTTGCAAGGCCACCAATAAATTTTATGCAATTTTTCTTTCAGCCTTACAAAAAACAACGGCTCATACCATTTTATCGGACGAATACCGGGATGCTCGTCATCCCCTAGCATAACATAGCCCATATCATAAATATGAGTAGCAAGAATCACGCCGTCTTTATCATGCGAACCAGAGATCACGCTGTAAAGCCATTTGTCCTTTTCTATTGCATCTCTCAATTTTGGAAGGGAATAGTATCCATCTCGCAAATCCGGCTTCTCTTTTATAAGTGTGTCCATCATTTGTGCCGCAGCCCCTTTATATCCAAACACTTGATAACGATAAAGCAGTTTATTCATTCCATACCTCTTTCTTTGATTATACAAGCGTTGGCTTCGGTTCTTCATCCCCAAGCATCAACTTGTAACTAAGATACTTTTCGATGATAATGTGTCTTTCTGCCAGTGTACCGTAAATAAAGACGAGAGCATCTTTAGCAGCATCGTATTCATTCGGAAAAATGACAATTTCCTCGTTTGCAAAAGTCACGGTGCAATTTTCCGAATGGCAAACTTCCAAGAACCGCTTGATTTCGAGGAAACCACCAAAGTCAAGCATAGACCGTAGCGTGATGCTTCCGTTCTTAACAATCAGTTCTTCTCCCTGCATATTATCCAGCCTTTCTCTGTTCAGCAATCCGATACCATGTCTGGCGGGTCACGCCAAGCTGCTTGGCGGCATCCGTGACCGTGAGAATGCGCTTCTCCACCTGCTCATGGAGAACGTCAAAGAGGTTTCGGTCGTACTCGGTGGGCTTGCGACCTTCCTTGTAATCGGGGCGCTGACTAGCAATCTTCTTGCCCTCTCTGGTGCGCTCAACGATCATGTCACGCTCAAACTCTGCAAAGGCAAGCATAACAGTCCGAATGACTTTTCCAGTAGGGGAGTTATTCATAACTCCCATATTCAGGATGTTCACCGAAACGCCCCTATCAATAAATTGGTCTATCAGTTCAAGACCATTCTTGGCAGAACGAGCAATACGGTCAAGTTTCGCCACGATCAGCGTGTCTCCCGGCTGAATTTCAGCCATCAGCTTGTCAAGTTCAGGCCGGTGCAGCTTCGTGCCGGTGTACACGTCCGAAAAGATTTTCTGTGCGCCGTTGGCTTTCAAAAGTTCAGACTGGGCTTCAAGGCTGTTGCCGTCAAGTGCCTGTCCAGCGGAACTGACACGAGCATAACCGTAAATCATTCAGAATCATCGTCCTTTACTCTATGTCTATGCCTTCGCAATTTTTGAACTGTGCATCACGAGGGACAACTACAATTTTATAGCCCATCATATTCAGCATTTCGTTTAGCTTATTAACGCTAATATTTTTTTGAGAAAGACGTTCGCTTAAAGTTGGCTGTTTAATTTTAAGCCTACTACAAAGCTCCGCTTGCTTTATGTCCTCTTTTCTCATAACTTCTTTTACTGCTTCTCCTGCTTTCATTTTTGCGTCCTCTCTTTCTTGATGCCATTATATCAGATGAACCCTATAAAATCAAGACATTTCTGATATTTCCAAGTTTTTCCATCTAGCACCCTTTATATTATATATAAATATACTCTAGTATGTATTTATACATACTAGAGTAGTATAAGGGTGTTTACTTAGTTAATCACAATCAGGTAGAAAATTTTCTATAATAAGGAGTAATTCTGCCAAACTTCATTTCCGTAAAACTTTGGGTCTTGACAAGCATATTTTCACGCTTTATACTTGTTCCAGCGAAAGCGAGGTGATAGGCTTGGCAAGACGAGCAGAAACCTCGGAACGTGATAAGCTGCACATGATAAGCACCCGGCTCACAGAGAGCCAGATTGCAAGCATGGAGAGCAGCGCAAAGGCATTGGGTATCTCAAAGGTCGATGTTATCCGCATGGGTATCGAGTGGGTAGCATCCTACGTTGAGAACATCAAGGCATAAAAAAATAAGCTACCAGCCGCAACCACCACGAAGCCACTGATAGCTTATCCACATCACGAAACGAGAACCTGCAACCACCAAGGGGGCAGTCTCCCTTTTCGGAATCTATTATACCAAAAAGGGCTGCTCTCCGCAAGAGTTAGGAGCAAAAAAACATGAACTTTCCCACGACAACCGAAGAATTTCTGAAAACCCTCGCCCACGGAAAAGAGCCGACCAGCGAGGACAGGGAGTACGCAGAAGCACTGGGCAAGCTGTCCGAACTGAACTACCGAGCAGGGTACGAAGCGGGAGCGACCCAAAATAAGGGCTGAGTTTTGTGCAAAACGTAGAAAGTAGTTTGTCAAGATGAACGAACACTAAATGTTGTGTTTCGTTGGTCTATTTCCGCTTGACTTTACTACATTTTGCAATTACACTTAATGCACCTCAAAGAAAGGAGATAAAAATATGGCAAGAAGTCCCTACATTGAAGCATACCGCCATCAGGTAGCCGTTGGCTTCACTGATCGTCAGTATGAACTGCTGGTGGAGCACTGCAAGAAGTGCCGCGTATCGCTGTCACAGGCCGTCCGCGATGCCTACCTTGAGAAGTACCCCATGCCAGATGATGAAAAAGAATAAGACGCTCGCTAAAGTTTGCCGACCACAGCGAACGTCTTATGAAACACTCAGAGAGTATAGGCCCTCTTTGGGTTATTATACCAGAGATGGCCTGCTCTCGCAAGATAGAAAGGTCAAATTTCTATGAATAATAATCTTGAAACCATCCGAATCTTTTCCGAAGATGTTATCCCTGTGTACGACACCGACACCGGCGAAAAGGTTGTGCTGGGGCGGGAACTGCACGAGCGGCTCAAAATCAAATCTAAATATGCAGACTGGTTTAAGAACATGGCTGCCTATGGATTTAAAGAAAACGTAGATTATGCGTCGTTTTCTAAAATTTTAGAAAACGGTGGCCGCTCAATCGAACACGCTCTCAGCCTTGATATGGCAAAGCACATTGCGATGATTCAGCGGACACCGCAGGGCATGGAGATTCGTCAGAAGCTGATCGACCTTGAGAAAAACGTATCCGTCAACCAGTTCGCAGGGCTTTCTAAGGAACTGCAAGCAATTCTTGTGATCGACCAGCGCACCATGAAGCAGGAGCAGCGCATCTCCGCTCTTGAGAACACTATGACCATCGACTACAACCAGCAGCGTGTGTTGAAGCGTGTCGTGAACACGGTGGTCATCAACGCTCTTGGCGGCATGGACAGCCCGGCCTACAAGAGCCGTAGCGTATCCCAGAAGCTGTTCATGGAATGCAACCGGGACATTCAGGACTGGTTCAACGTGAACAGTCGAAACAACGTGCCAAAGAAGCGGTTCGATGAAGCTGTCGAATACATCAAGAAGTGGAGACCGTGTGCGAACTCTGTTATGTTGGTTCAGGTCACGAACGGCCAGACCCAGATGCCCATGTGAAAGGAGAACGAATATGATTAACGGCGATAAGTACGAAAACCTTGACGAATACATCAGTGACACTCTGGAAAACATGGAGCGGCTTTGGAGAACGCCTGACGTTGGAGAAACCTACAATGGGCGAGTGATCGCTTGCAACGGCAAAGAGGTTGCGTGTGGCTATCTCTCCTACGAAGCAGACGAATACGGCGATTTGAGACCGTACCTGTGCGACAACGGCAAGATTGTCATGCGTGACATTAACTATTGGATGCCGATGCCGAACGTGACCAGCGCATTGAAGAAGTAAACAGCCAATAAGAAAAGCCAGTGGTTAGAGAACATCTAGCCGCTGGCTTTTTATTTACGGAACTATGAATCGGCAATCAGTGAATTTGTTTCCGTCAAAATCACCGACGAATGTAACGGTCTGGCCGGGAGAAAGCATAGAAATCTTGTCTTTTTCGTTTTCCGGGAATCCAGCCATATAAACGGTATAACCAATGCTGTGAGAAGTGACGAAGTTCACGCTGAACATAACAGTGTACGGATTATCCAACTTAATCATTGCGTCCGATACACTGTTGACTTGATATGTCACCTTATATTGCTTACCAGCGTATTTGTCTTTTGCCTTTACAGCGTTGTCGGCCGCCTGTTTTGCATAGTCATCCAAATCAAGCGTTGGAATGTCATCATCCGGGTTATGCGAAGAAGCACTGGATGCCACCTGCTCACTGCTTGCGGGTTCAGAGCTTATAGGTCGTTCAGATTCGAATGCCGCTTTTTGAGATGCCGGAGTACTGCTTGCTGAGCTTTCGGAAACTTCCTCAATAGAGCTATCATCCAGTTCCGTTGCCGTAGACTTGGCGGAGGAAGATGTAACGCCGGAGCTTGCCGATTCATCATGTGATGGCTCTGGTGTTACAGCCAAACATATAACAAGAACTGCAAATGATACAAAGAAAGCAATTAACATCCGATTGTCTTTCTTATGCGTTGCTTTGTTGTAAAGACACAGCGCTCCAAACACAGGCGTTGCAACCAGAGCAATCATTCCAAATAAGGCGTACATTTTTGTAGATTCCTCCCTTTCAAGGCTTGTAAGGCAAGTATAGCACAGAACACAGACCCTTTGTAGGGGTCTTTTTGTTTTTGCGGGAAATTTTTGAGATTGACAATGGTGGGGGGGTGATTTTTTTGAGCCTTTTTTATTTTTTCGGTGGTTGAAAGGCTCACCACCCCACCCCCAGCTCTCCCCATATACCCCAGAGGTGGAGGCTCCAGCCCCAGCGCCCCCGGACGGTCTGCACACCACAGGCAGCAGGGCAGACCATGCCAAAAAACCAGGGCGAACAAATACCAGGGCAGACCGACGCCCAAGCGTTGGAGTGTGTCCGAAACTGTGCAGATATGGACAGCACAATTTTGCCATTTTGTGCCAGAAAAATAAATCAGAAAAATCTTATATTTTTACTCAAAAGGTATTGACATATAAGATATATCTGATATAATGGAATCAAGATAAGACATATCTGATAAACCACATCACGAAACACCAACAGGAGGACAAAAACCATGAAACAGACCTATAAATGCAGTGACCTCTATACCGCCACATTTGAGGACGGCACGTTAATGACTGGCACACTTGACCAGCTCTATGCAGCCCAGAACAACCGCAGAATGACCATTAAGCCCGTTGTGTGGCTCTGGTGCAGTGACAGCGGCCTGTATATGGTAGACTACATCTTGGAGGGTGCGGGCTGGACACTGGGGGTATTTGACACGCTGCCAGACGCAGAAAAGGCAGTGGCGGCGTTTAACGCACAGCCCGCCGCAGATGTGGCAGCAATGCTCACAGAAACCGCTTTAAAACGCTTTACCTGTGAGGTGGAGTGCAAGGCACTGGGCGACGATGGCAAACAATATAATGCTGTTTGGTGCCCCGATTGTGGACAGATCTATTACACCATCCCGGCAAAAGTTAAGGTGCTGGGCTACATCCCGCAGTATAAGGAGGACTAAACGATGACGAGAACCGACGAATTGAACGCTGAAATCAGAAATCAGGCGGTGCGCCTGTATCCCAAGTGTGCCGGGCTGTTTGAGCTGCCGTTAATGGTATACACTCAGATTGTAGCTGATAACCTCATGAGAGCAAAGCCCTACCGCTTGAGCGTTGAGAGGTGCAAAAAAATTATTTTGGCTATGCCAGAATTTGACTAATTGGAGGGTGCAAACAATGATTACTCTTGACTTTTCCCAGTGGGCTGCCCTCTGGTATGTGGGCGGCATGATTTCCGGGGCGTTGGTTATGATTGCATTTCTTAACAGCTAATAAGGAGGGGCAAAAAATGACGTTGTTTGAAGAAAAAGTGAACGAATACCGCGAAAACAAGCGGCTGTTGGAAGAGCTGGAAGCAATGAACGAAAACATTAAAGCAGATATTATCTGCATGATGCAGGGCGCGCCAGAAATGGCGCAGGGCACCGCAAAGGCCATTTACAAGGATGTTCAGAGCGTCCGGTTAGATAGCAAGCTTTTGAAAACGCTGCACCCGGATATTTACGCAGAGTGCAGCAGTAAAACCACCTACAAGCGCTTCAGCGTGGTATAAGGGGGTGCAAGCTGTGATTTTATCTGCACTTCTGTTTTTCTTCTGGTTCTTTTCGGCGCTGTTCAAGGCAAGCAAGTAAGGAGGGCTATATATTATGACTACTAATAAGGGATATGACGCAATGGCCGGACTGTATACCACCCGCTACTATGCGCGCAAGGTTTGCCCCGGTGACTGCGTTGTCGTCAAGGTCTGCGGCGGCTATACCATCATGACGGCAGCAGATTATAACATTTGGCGCAATCAGCGCTGACGCAATTTCAAATTCAGCCCCGCCCACGTGGCGGGGCTTTTCTTTTGCCTTGCATCTGCTGGGGGTGCAGGGATTTTATTTTTGCCCGGCAACGTATGAGCTGCCAACAAGCGTTTACAGCGGCTTTTATTCCGTTCATGCAATTATACAGCCAAAATGCCAAAACCGTTTACAGGGCTTTACAGCGGCGTTTCCGTTGATTTGCCCCATTCCAGCACACACAATACAGCAAATACACAAGCCGCCTATACACCGCCTGCGCCACGCTGGAGGGCATACCATCAAACGCTGCACCCGCACCGATACCAGACACCAACGCCACGCCCGGACGCTGTACAGCTCAGCACAGCCGCCCCATTATAATAAGGTATATAAGGGTACAAGGGTGCGCCCCTGTTATGGATCCATGCCCGGCGGTGCATCATAGCGCAGACCATGCCAACGGCAGCGGGTCAGTGCATCCGGCTTGCATCCGGTGCAGAAGTCAGCGCAACGGCTGAAGGTCTGGCACCGGGTCAGCAGTCAGGGCGCGCCGGGTCTGCCTGGCACACTCCACACGGCGGGGCAGTCCAGCGGCAGGGGCGCGGAACCACTGGCGGCTTGCCGCCGCATCTCTTTTCGGGCTTTCGCCCGATAGCCAATAGAGGTCAGCAATAGTCGTAGCGTTCCGGCTGGAATAGTCGTAGCTAATAGTCGTAATTTCTCCCGGCAAATAGTCGCGGAATAGTCGTAAAGTCGTCAGACGACCACAGTTTGAAAGTCCTATATATAGTATAGCAACGAGCTGTCCGCTGATAGTCGCAGAGCAATAGTTGTATCATTTTCTTGCGAACTATCGTCAAATAGTCGTGTATTTTTTGTGTGAAATAGTCGTTTGACTTTTAGAAGAAGGGAGATGCGATAGTCGCTAAGTCATCCGACCACCCAAAAATCAATTTGTGTCAAGACACCTGTCAATTTTATTCTCGCCCATCCATACCAAATTCGTATACCAATCGTACTTATTATAATATACGCTTATATATCCTAGTAATTATCTAGGGATTATTCTGCTAAAATAGTCGTACCATCCGATTTGGTCTGTTCCTGCTCGATTTAATTCCCAGCAACGCACTATGGTATCTCAATTAATTCATAGCATTCTGCTAGGAATAGTCTATGCAACATTTGTACATATTCAACCGACTACAAAATGAAGTCAATTCTCTATGTGAAATAGTCGTAGTGGCTACCGGGTTAGATGCTACTGCCCTATGCAGGCTAGATGCCGTTACCGTTGAAGGTCACCCGGTCGGCGCGGTGCGCCGGACGATAGAGGGTGACGTAACGTAGAGGTCAGATAGACGGTATGCCTTTATTCAGCCAATAGAACCTGACGGTAGATGCCGGTCACGGTCTGGCCTGCTGGCTAACGGTATAGCTTTTGGAGATAGAGGGTTGTAGGGGGAAAGAACCTTTACAGGCGATTAAACTCTGGTTCACTGTACTGTTGCTTCTCTTTCTCTCCGTCAATCCACATATCAGCAAAGGCCTTCCAGTTTGTTATAGGCTTTCCGGTCTTGGTCATCCAGCCTGTTCCCTCATAGTAGTTCATAAACCTGCTGGCAAGCCTGTTTTCACATCCAGCGTCCAAAAAATACTCGCTCACATCCTCGAAGTCCGGCGTGCTGGCGTTCCCATCGGGCGGGTCGCCCGCTTTCTTAATAACTTTTTTTCTTTTCTTTTCTTCTATATTAAGGAGGTGAACGATTGTTCCCCTCACAGGTGAAGTATCGTTCCCCTCAGAGGTGAATGATTGTTCACCTCCCTTTTCGCTCTTTGAAGATTCTTCCGGCGCTTTGACGTATATCTTATCGGGCTTGTTCTTGCCTTCACGCTTGCGTTCGATCAACCCGGCTTCTTCCAGCTCTTTCAGAGACTTCTTGACCCATCGTTCTGTGAATCCAGTATCGGCAGCAAGGTCTTTGATGGGATACACGATGTATACTCGCCCTAGTTGGTCAGCAAACTTTCCGCTTCTACTTGCCCTCTGTGACGACCTTGCACGATTGAACAGGTAAATGTAAACAATTTTCTCTGTTGGTCTAACGCCAATAGTCGAGAGGAATCGAGGGTAAACCATGTACCCATTGACCTTTGTATCGGCTGTCATGTATTCCATTTTCTCCTCCTGCAATAGTCGTAGACCTCTACAATGCGCTCACAGCCACGTAGAGTCACGTCAGCGCTGTTTTCTGTGTTCAGTCGATAAGTTTGCCATCTGACCTTAAAAGCGTTTGTAGGGCTTCTGTGTGCGTATATGCAAAAGGCTGCCATTGCTGACAGCCCATGCACTTAGATTTCGTATTCGCTTTCAATGCCGCAAGACCACGTTCGACGAATGAACCAGATAGGTCACGCCGTCAATCTTTACTTGCAGCTGGTCGCCCTCGTAATCGTCCCAACTATTCAGCTTGCCATCAACAATCGTTCCATCGGGCATTTTCAGCTGTGCCCATGAGTAGCTATACGTTAGGTCTACCACCTGTTTGTTGCATCCAGCCATCAGCATAATGAGCGTAAGAGCGGATACACATACGGTCAAAATCTTTTTCATAGTCGTTCCTCCTTGATTCAATTCATACAAGAACACCGTTTTTTTGCAACACATTGTAAGCAATCAATACGATGCACCAAAGAATCGCTGGAACCCCAATCATCGAAAAGATTTCCATTGTAAAGCTTTTAGTGTGTTTTTCTGCCCATTCTAAAAAAAATGCAGAGCCAAAGGCAATAAAAATAATCGCAGCAAAAGCGAATATCACATCATTCAGTGTCATCTTTTTGTTTTCCTTTCAATCCATCCAAGTATACTCTTGAAACCGTTGAATCTGCTTGTTAAACGTAATGGGAAGGTCGCCTATCTCGCCTTCCTTGTTCTTGCTTAGTCGAAACAGGTACTTTTCAGGGTTATCGCCGGACAGAAGGATGATTGCATCTGCGTCCTGTTCAATCTGTCCGCTCTCTCGCAAGTCGGAGTTGGTAGGCGTTGCTCCGGGCTTGGATGGGTTTCGATTAAGCTGTGCCAGTGCCACCACGACAATGCCTGTGGTCTGCGCCAACTCGTGTAAGGCAATGGATATGGCTGTAATGGCAGCATATCTGTCCTTTGCGCCTGTTTCGTGGATGAGTTGAAGATAGTCTACGAAGATGACTTGAGCCTTTTTACGCAGAGCCTGAGCCTTCATCCACGCCACGTTCTTTCCGGCAGCAGAGCGGATATATAAGGGCATCTTCATGTTCTTTGCCTGTCCGTCAATCTCATTCAAGCTGACCGCCTTATTTTTCACTGTGTCCAGAGGGCAGTATATTTGATTAGCCATCAGACGTGCGCCCAACTTGCGTTTGCTGGTTTCTAAGCTGAAATAGTACACGGTGTAATCCTGCTTTGCCATGCTTGCTGCTATTTGCAAGGACAGGGCTGTTTTGCCCGCAGACGGTCTGCCGCCGATAATGATGAAATCACCCGGTGAGATGTGTAGCGCTTCATCCAGACGCTCTAGGCCTGTCTTGATATACACAGGCTTCTCGTCCATGTGAAGCACATAGTCGTTCAGCACATCCTCGTATGTCCACGCATCTTCTTCCTCAGCTTTCAGGCTCATTGCCTCGCCCATCTGCTGGTAAATGTCTGATAGATCAGAATAGTCGGTAAGCTCGCTGGCCATCTGGAATGCCAGACCTTGCACACGAGTGAGTGCCGCTTGTTCTCTGATAAGCTGTGTCCAACGCTGCATCTGCTCCCTGTCAATTCGCACACACTCTGATTCACAGGTTTGTACACACGCCAAGAGCGTCTGCGCTACGTCTGGATGCTGCGTGTTTATCTCGACTATATCTATCTTACCCCTAGCCGTCCAATAGCCCTGAACAGCCGCAAAAGCGTCTCTCAGCTCAGGCCTGAACAAGTCAAGTTCAAGGTCTGGTATGATTTCATCTACAACGCCCGGCTTGCAGAGCATCAGCGCACCGATAAATACCGTTTGAACGTCCATTGTCATAGTCTAGGAAACTCCATCTCCGTACTTTGCTCGTTCTGGTCATCCTGTTTCAATGCGTAAATGTCCTGCCATCCTGCATAGATGCTCTGGTCAAGAATGGCTTTCCAGTCGTGCCGATCAAACTTTTCCAGCTTGTTGCAGAGCATCTGTTTCGCCCGGTCTGTCATAGGCTTTTTGATTCTTGTACGCATCTGTGCGAACTCTCGCAGGGATTCCAACAGGGCTTTATCGCCATGAGCAAAGTCGGAGAAGATGTCAGGTTTCTTCTTGACTGCACTTTCCGGCAAGGTCTTTACGTTCATCTGACTGTCAGTTGATATAATGAGTTCATCGTCATCTGACTTTGAACTCATAGATGAGCTGACCTTCATCTCATTTATGACATGAGGATGAACCGACTTTCGTGTAGACCATCCTTTTGACGCAATATCGCTTCTTTTCCACTCTTCATCGAGCAGATGCTTAATCAAAATGAAACAAGATTCTGCTTTTTTTGAGTTGAAAGTTGCGTCTTTTTCTTCAAAAACGTATGCACAGATTGCATCGTAGAGTTCCAACTTCTCTTTACTTTTGAGTGTGGAGATGGCTTCAAAGTAGTATCGTTGGAATGTAAAGCTGTCTCGTTTTTTGTCCATACTCAGTCCTCTTTATAGCGTTTGTTCCATGCTTCGATGGCTTTTTCCTTGCCAAATGTTGCAGAAGTGCTCACCCCGCATTTCCCGCAGACTACCCAACTAGCCATGTCAACGTTAAGTGGATGAATCACTTTTACAGTCGGTGGTTCCGCACCGCAGAACGGACATCTCTTGAGTTCTGTCACTTTCTAAATCCCTCTCTTGTTCTCGTGATTCGCTTATGTGCCTTGACAGGCCTTGTGCCTTTGCCGTACGCTGGGCGGATATGTTTGGCTTTGATGTACCCGCAAGGTGGCTTCGGCCCGAAGTCAAAAAGGCTCAAGTCCATAATAATGATGCCAAACTTCTTGTTCGTCATGCTTACTGCTCCTTACTCATACCATTTTGGCGCTTCATTGAAGATTTCCACGCCTTTCGCAAAGCCCAGCTTTTCTAAGGTTTCACACATGATGCCGTCCATCATGCTGTGAACAATTTCTTCATCATCGCCGTACTTTTGGTATGCTTCTTGCATTTCTGTCGTGAATGCGTCAATCATATCTTGCGTAACAACGATATTGTTTTCCATAAGCCCTCCTATACCATCGGAAACGTCATTCAATGCGCCACAGGACGCTGAATGTTCGGGTCAATAGTCGGCGCTACATCAATAGCACACAGCACTTCATCGTAGGCAAAACCCTCTACAGAATCAGAGAACGAGCTTCCTTTGTTGGATTCATTCTTCCACCTTTCAATCTTCTGGCGCAGTGCATCAGCATCGATTAATCTCATATTAGTCCTCCTTTGGCTCTTTTGGCGCATACGTCCAGTGAGTCACAACATACCAGTCGTTGTGTTCTAGTGGGTCATTGAATTCATCTCGCCACGCCTTTTTACCGAATGCTGGCGCATAAAATCCAAGTCTCATGTATCGCTCATAGTCATTTTCGTTTTGGTAGATATGTTTTACCATCAGAATCAGCATCGGAGCATCTGACGGCGGCAATTCATCTCGCACAGAATGCCATGCATACTTGTCCATATACATCACCTCATACCATCGGAAACGCCATCCAATGCGTCACAGTCACACCTTCCGGCAGTCTCTCGCCTATTTCGTCCCAAAACTGACCGTCTGCGTAACAGCCGAGAAAATACGCTGTCGGTGAGATTCATTGCAACATTTTTCCATTTTTATCACGCCACGTCGTTTTAGTCGCAAGCAACAAAGGCTGCGTCCGCTCTCGTGGCTGTTCGCTTGCTGGATGCCATATCGTGCTATTCACTCAATCGCCCTCCCATACGCCGTCAGGACGCATCTTTGCAAACGCCAGCAAACCATACAAAGCGCGTTTGGCGTTGCCCTCTGTGGCGTGCCAGTAGTCGCTATCGTCTACATCGTCACCTAGTGCGGAGATGGCCTTTTCAAGCATCGGGATGCTCTCTGCGCCTGTTTTGCCGTAGATGGAACGAATGCCGCCATCCCCAAACACTTCCGGTTGATAATAGAAGTGACCGTAATTATAGGTGACGTTGAGCCACAGTTCTTTCGTTCCGCCCATAGCGCGCATACCACCAGCGATAAAATGCGTACTATCTGCTTTGAGCGGTTTATGCGTTACAGGGTCGCACAGTGAAATATCATAGCTCATTTTCTCTTTTCTCCCATTCTTTGCACACATCTTCCGGGTCTGTAAAATCAGCTCTGCGCTCCGACAGACCGTTGTAACAGACCCAAGAGAATCCATCGTGCCATTTACAGTTTGAGCAGGACTTGTCCACAGTTTGGCATAAAAGTTTCCCTTTGCTGTCCAGTAGAATGCCATTGCCCAGCCTGATTACATTACTTTCGCTCATCTTTCTTCTCCCATTCCTTGCATCCACGTTCGTCCCACAAGAAGTCTGCAACGTGTTCTGACTGGTCGTTCACGCACACGTCCTTCGGCTTTGCGTACCATTTGCAAGAGCCACAGGACGGCTCAGATTTGTTCTTGCAGGATTCTGCTGTGCATCGGATAGCCTTGCCGGCGGAGAACTGCTTGATGCCCATGCAAGAGCAATGTTCGGTGGTACAGTAAATCATTCTTGCTTCCTCCAACCGATAAACTCACACAAACCGATTGTCTGCGGGTCGCATTTATGCGTGTATTTTACGCTCGGCAAATTAAACCCTTTTAAGTTATTGCAAACGGTTTCAAAGCTAAAAAGTTCGTCAAACGCATTGTCAGGAATTTTCGCATCTTCGGTGTTGTAGATAACCATGCCGCATTGTTTGCAACGCCAAACTGAACATCTTTTCATTCTTCCGCTTCCCATCCTATTAGCTCACAAACGCCAATGCTGTTATTCTGGCAGTGGTGAATCCAAAAGCTTTCAAACGCAAACAGCGTAATGCTTTCTGCTGACAAAACACGCTTAAGTTGTCCAGTTTTAAGTATTTCAATGTCTTTTGCAATGATTTCTTCACCGCACCGCTTGCATCGGTAGATTCTGTAATCTTTCATCTTCTCTGCCCTCTCTTTCCCCTTCTGTTGGCATTGAACCGCCCGATCACTCGCTTATACTCCTCATAGCACTCCGGGCACAGGTCGCCTGTGTCCCTGCGCCACGCCCAGTCTTTGAAGTATTCGTCAGGGTTCATCATCCTGCCGCCAAGAATAGCTCCGCAGCGGTCGCATACTCGCTTGTGGTAGATTCCTCTGTCAGTCTGCATTAGTCGTCCTCCTCAAAACCCGGCGCTACCCTTGCAATATATTCAGCCTCGGAGCCTTCTGGAAATGCAAGTTTAAGGCTTCCACCAATCGGCTGATTATGCAAAGGGTATATGTCGAGACCGTTCATTGCGACTTTCGCTGCTTCTTTTTGAGTAGAAGCGTGAACAAGTAAATATCCACGTTCTCTCCATTCAACAGGCACTTTATACAATCCCATGTTAGTCATCCTCCCCAACATCCTTGAACAGGATTTCTTTGTCGGCTTTCCAGTCTTTGATTTTGCACGGAATATCCGTGCCAGGCACGGTCTTCTTTAACCCATCCATCTGCCAGACGTTCCATGAGATGGTGTCTGCGATACAGTCAAGAAACATAGGCATACAGCCGATTTCAAGCCGTTTTGCATCAAACCGATACCTGAAATTTTCAATCAGCGTCAGGAACATGTTGCACCGTGCAAGCAAGAGATTGTCTCCCTGCCACTCATAGCCGTATGTCGATTCGTAGGCGCTAATTGCCCAGCACATCCACATATCGTAGTCATGGAATTGCTCTGCCAGAGCATTCAGCTTCCTATCCAGCAAACCGATTCTGTCCGGCACGGCAATCATCTGACCTGTTGTGGTGTCGTATCTGCTTGTAAGGAACGGTGCTTCTCCGCAGGTAACTTCAAGGCAGGCCTTATTGATGTATTCCTTCCAATCCTCGCCTTTCAGGTCGTTTTCGGCAACGTCTGCCATATTCTTGCAGACCCATGTCGGCGTGAATACCTCTGCTTTCTTGCTGGTTCGCTTCTTTTGGTCTGCAAGTCGTTTCTGCACACGAGGAACAAGTTGAACCTTGTCCAGTTGTTCCAGCGTGATTTCATCCGCAAAGCCCACGCCCAGTTCAGGCGGCGGGTCTGTCGCCCAGATGATGTTTTTGCCGGTTGTGTGGTCTTGCAAGAGGACAGGCAGGAACGTGCGTAGGCATGGGTCGGAGAAGTCAATCAGTTTTCCCATTGGTCAGCCCTCACCATGATTTTGTTTTCCTCTTTTAGCCAGTCCTTGACGCAATGAAAGCAATGCTCGCGGTTTTGGCAACGCTCCGGGTCACGATGCTTGATAAGCTCGCAGATGCCTCGCGTAAAGTTTTCTGTAATATCTTCGTCCGTCATGGAGCGGATAAAATCGCCGTTAGTCATGTTTTTTCCTCTTTATGTTCTCCTTCAATCAGCCTTTGTTACGACTGTATCTGCTCCATTGACAGTAACCCATCCATGCTTCAGTCTGGCTTCAGCTTCTTTCATCTGAATCAGTTCGGGAGTGATGGATTCCGACACGATGCGATTCGATTCAGCTTCTGCTTGAGCTTCGATCACTTTCACATCGGCTTCCGTCTGAGCTTTCACCTTGTCCGTCTCAGCCTGTGCAAGAGCGGTCTGCTTGTTTAGTTCAGCAATCTCAGCGTCCTGTTTTGCTTGTTCTTTTGCTCTAATCTTTTCGGTGAGGGTGTCATCCAACTCTACGTCAATCACGAGGGCGCTTGAAACGTTGATTCCGTATTCATTGGTAAGTTTTTCATTCAAATAGTTTGTGATTGCATTGTTTACTTCCGTTTTCTTTTCGGAGTAAATGTCCATTACAGAAAACTGCGGCGTAACTTCCTTGACGTAGGCGATAATGCTGTTCTGAATACGGCTTTCCACAAGCGTTTCGCCATCCATCCCATTAAAACGGCTGTAAAGTTCAACAACACGGTCTGGAATGAAGTTATAATTTACGGTAAGGTTTACTCCAACCATTCCACCGCTTGCGGGGGCATCAATGTGCCAGTCCGCGTGTTCTTTTGCGTTATAATCTGCTGGGTCGTCCGAAAAAATAAGTTGCTGCTGGCTGATAGGAAACTTGCTAACGTGTTTCATCGGTGAAAGGAAATGCCAACCCTGTGACAAGGTGTTCTGCTCAACGCCCCGTGCCGAATAAACAACTCCAACATAACCAACAGGCACTCTCTCCAAACACAGCAAAAGAACCACTGCAACAAAAAATGCTGCTGCCACAGAAGAAATAATAGTTGCTACTTTTTTCATATTTTACTCCTTATCGTTAAAATTGTTGATAATCAAAAAAGCTACCGCCCAAGATAATAAGAAGAAAGTTATGAGTTCTTTCATTCTTCCGCTACCTCTCTGTACTCCACTTCAATCTCCTTCGGCAAAGCCGTCTGGTACTTCTGGGCGAGCTGTTCTGCGCTCTGGGCATCGCCCAACGGCTGTTCAGGCGGTGCAACGGTGACTTCCACGTTGTCACGCATACCAAAGTAGTTCTTGGCTCGGAAAATCCACTCTGCCGGGTTCTCCTGGCCATACATACCGTTGTACGCCCACATGGACTGCATTTGCAGAATCAGCTTGAGAATGTACTTCTGCTGCAAGCTGTCGTCACGGCGTTTGCCTGTCATAATCTGTCTCAGGCTAGGCCATTCGATGCCTAACACCAGTGCAATCCATTCCACCACAGGGGAGATTCTGGCTTCGATGCAAGCGTCAAAAAAGAAGTCAAGGCGTTGCTGCACTTCAATGGGGTTGTTCATGTCCACGCTCGGAAGGTCTCCAAAATACTTGGCTGCAATCATGCCGATGACCTTCTTGTCCTCTTCATCGCCGATTCTCGACTGCAAATCCCCTGTGCTTAGCATCTTAGACCTCGTGATCGCTAACTCCTGTTGTTCTTTCACCTTTTTACTCACCTGCGATCGGATAGATTTCCGCTTGTTAAGCATCTGTTGTTTCTTCTTCTCACGCTCTTTCTCACGCTTCGCAGCGGCTTCTTCTTTCGCTTTTTGCGCCCGCTTCTCACGCTTTTTCTTTTCAGCTTCGGTCAGCGGCGGTCTGCCACGACCACGCTTCGGAGGTGTTGCCATGTATCAGACCTCCTTTGGCGGTTCAGGAAGCGGCATCCAATGGGTGACGGTGTATGGAATTCCGCTACCGACTTCTGCCCAATTTTTGTAAAAGTCCTTAAAGCCAAAAATCATATCGCCGTTATCGCAAAATGCAAGAACTGGAGTATGATGTTTTGGTTTCCTATCCTTGACGCTAATCCATTTGTCAGGGAAACCGTTCTCGCTATAAGAAACCGTTTCAAAATAGTGTGTAGCCATCCCAAGTTCTTGCTCAATATCGTCAAGGATGCTCTTGTCATCCTCGTCCGCTTCAGTTTCGAGAACAAGGTAAATTCGTTTTTTCATGCTCTCACCCTTTCATCTTCATTCCGATTATGCCCAGCTTCTGCGAAATTATCCAGACTACACAGCGGCAGTCCCACTTATTCCACCAAGCGCACTTTTCTTTCTCACAGACGCACCGACCAAGCGGGTTGCTAGTCATCTTCATCGGGCAGTAAAGTTCGTTATCCATTGGTTATTCTCCGTTCATCTTATAACATTTGCTGTCGTTATCGTTTAATCCCAAACACCAAGCTAACTCGGAAGCAATTTTCTGATAAATGCCTTTGGCGTTAAGCTCAGTTTCGAATTTCGCACAGCCGCTATAAAGACCATACAGAAAAGCCAGCCTTTCACGCCCTACCATGTTGATATCCTGAATCATCATTTCCACCCCATCGCAACAGCCGTACAAACGGCCAGACACACGTTGACGAACAGCCAGACAAGCATTGCCTGCCGTTCCTCAAACAGGCTGTTCGCCATGTTCATGATTGTCCGTTCGGACTGAACTACTGCTGCCAGCAGGACTAAGCAGACCAGCCAGCTGGATACAAATTCAAGCATCATCGTTACCCCCTGTGCATAATTTCAAATGTTATCATGTGAATTTTTCCTCCACAAAACGGGCAAAACCGTTCTTCTTGAAATTCCTTCTTTAGTCCTCCATCTTCTTGCCACACACCGGGCAGTCTTCGTACTTATTCATCCAACTGCTCCTTTGCTTCAAGGCGAGATAGCCAGCGGACTTCCTTTTCGTACTGCATTTTCCGCATCCGATCAAAGGCTGCATCGTCAATGTCCAACGCAATAATGCAGTTCACAACGTCTGCGTACTCTTCTTCAAATGCGCTCCGGCACTCCTCAACACTCTTCGGTGTCGGGTTCGTGCCATCCAGCGCACGGCGCAGCTTCAACGCAGCCTGTGCCAGTTCGGACGCTTCTTCTGCCAACTGCGCCAAGATTTCGGTCTTAGGCAAAATGTCTGAAATTTTCTTTTGCATAGCTCTACCTCTTTCAGTAGTATTCAATTTCAACCATTGAAGTGGATACAAGCTCAAATCGACCGTCTCCCAGAGGTATTTGGAGTAGTTTGTAATCTCTTGCACTAGAGATCGGAATCAGCTCGTTAAATCTTTCCACCGTAATGGTGTACTTTGGATGCCGTGCGCTACCGTAGCCTACTTTTTCAATTTCCGGGGAATAAACTGTAACATGGTAGCAAGGGTGGTCAGCAATTTCAGTTTTAGTTTCAGCATCAGCAGATGTTGAACCACAGGATGTAAATAACAGTGTGAGTGACAGTGCAAGAATTGTAATCACAAGACAGATAAAACGATGATTGCTCACTTCTGTTCTCCTTTCAGTCGATGTACCGCCATGCAACAATTTTGGCATCGCTTGAAACCCACTCGCCACTGCTTTGAAACCAGCGTTTATCGTTATATCTGCGGTACGCAATGTCGAGGTCTCCATTTTCAAGCTTTATTTCAACAGCCACGCCACATTGCGGTTGAGTAGTCATATTGTTCCATTCGTTCTTGTTTCCGTTGTCTAGTTTTTCTTTATTTGGCTCTAACCAGTCATTCAGTTCTTTCATGCAGGACGGACAAAGTTGAATTGGTTCTTCGCCCAGCCCAAAGCGGTTTCGTTCCACCGTACAATCCAAGAACAAAATCGAATTTGCTGTTCCGTGGCACTCGTTTATGTCAGGCACTTTCCGATTAAAAATCTCACCGCACCTGTCGCACTTAAAGACAACACTCACTCTTTTATTCCCTCCATTCTTGAACCACAGTTAGGGCAATAATCAAAATCCGATACACGTTCATACGGCGAGAGTTTGTATTCTGCTCTGCACTTGTCACACTCGATTGAGTTGCTTTCATGGTCGTAAATCCATTTTGCTTGTCGTCCCTGTTCTCCTTTCAGCCAGTCGTTCAGCTTTGCCATGCAAGAGGGGCAAAGAAAAAACGGGTCATTTGAATAGATAAGAATTTTCCTATTTTTCTTTGTAATGCACCTGCAAATAGAATTGTTTTCTACTCTTTGTGTCCACTCACTTATGGAGAACTCTGGATATTCAAATGTTTCACCGCACCTATCACATACCATTGTCATGCTCTTTCTCCAATCTTCTTAGTAGTGCATCCACGTCATACCGCCAATGGACACGCAGCTTTTTTGCTTTGACCTCTATCCCCTCTTGCTCTGCCCACTGCCAAGGGATGCTCTTGCGGCTCTCGTTGTATCGGAACGCCAAAACCTTGTTGGCAGGGATTGCAAAGGTGCGGTTGACCGCCCTGTAATTGACTATCACATGGGCGGTCTGACCGCTGTACCCCATTGCATCCACCATGTCAGTGATGTGTTTTTCCTTGCGATATTTGCACTTCGCCTTGTCGTACTTACCGAACACCTTTTCCAGAGGGATAGAGGGCGTTTCAATGGTTTTCAGCTCAAACAGGTGGTTCATCGGGTAGCGGTACACAAGGAAGTCACAGATGTTGTCGATGGAGAAGGACAGGTTCTCGTTGCCGCCGTAGTAGGTGGCAGCACTGTCTTTCAGGCGGTAGCACCACGCATCGGGCGGAACAGATGCCTTAAAGTCTGCTTCAAACTGCTTGCCGGTGTTCATTCGTTGTCCTTTGGTCGTTTGGGGAGTGGCATCCAGAACGGCATATTGTCAGGAAACGACTCCGCAAGGGTCATATTCACAATTCCTGCACGTTCCGTATTGCTATACCAAACCAAAATGTTTCCCATCGAATCTCCGTCCCATTTGTGAGGTGGATTTTTCACTATATCTTTCCATTCATTCATCCTCGTTTACCTCCAAATTCACGGAATATGAGTTGCTTTGTCAGCGGGCTTTTCCATTTCCTTCATAATTCGCTTATGTTCTTCCACTGTCATGTTGTTTGGAAAGAAACACCTGTCAACAATCTCAAACGGCTCAATATAATGGTCAAGAACATCTCTTGCTTCTTCTCGTGCCTTTTCGACACACATTTCGATGTAATCATCCTCCGTCATGTTGTAGTCGGTAATGCAATCAACAACCGAAGAAAACCGACACAGCAAACCGTTAGGCTGTCTTGCAATAAAAGCTCCCATTTATCGTTCACCTCTAAATTCACTTCCGAAATACCGCTTCTTGCCACGCTCCCGGTGCTTGTCCTCGTAGTTGCGGTGGTACACGCTCTGGCTGTGGTTCAGCTCATGCACGAACGCCTTGCGCTCCTCGAAGTCTTTCTTCTCTACCTTGTACTTCTCGCAAGTGTCGTGGCAAGCTGTGCAGCGTGATGTACAGTTGAGACAACAGGTAATCATTCTTCGCCGAATCTCCTTTTTGTAACGGCAATGCAGAAGCTATCAACTTCGCTCGCCCATCGTGCCGTACCGTTTCCATAAGTCTTTTGCCAAACAAGCGGAAAGCCGCCTATACCATCGAACAGACTGCCTAGCGTGGAATTTTCGCTCAGATAAGGCTTCATCTTCTGTGCAATCCAGAACCACTGAGGAAGTGCAATGGAATTTCCAAGCGCTTTATAGCGCGGACTGTCCGTCGGCTTGTGCTTCTTACCCTTTGTGTCTACCCACTCTCCGATATCTGTCCAGCCGTCCGGGTAGCCTTGCAGACGTTCGCATTCCGTTGGGGTCAGTCTGCGGACTATCCACCTAATTTCCGTTTCCGTTAGGACGGACTGCTGATTTTGCCCCGCTTTTTCTCTTGCAGCCAGCGCTGGAAACGTTCCGTTCTCGCTATATATCCTCCGAGCTTGATTATCCCACGGTGTCAAACAATCTTCCGGTTCTGTTACGATTGCCGTGTAGTCTGTGATTCTGCTTTCGTGGTCTCCCGTAATGGTCGGAACTATCTTTCCATTTCCATTACCTCTTGCGTCAAAAACTCTGCACCTTACCAGCATATCGTTGTAAGCATCCTGTCCATTGTAGCTTCCAGCGTGAGCGCCGGGCGAAAGGGTTCCTGTTTTGTCTTGAATCGGAATCGGCTGAACGATGGCAAGTCCTCCCTGATTCTTCGTTGGGTTTGCGTCAGAGCAGTCGAGCGTTTTACTTACACCTGTTTCATTGAACCCGCTGTACGGATTTGCCGATTTCATGCTGTTACTTGACAACGGATTTATGGAATACGCAACTGCATGACGGTCGATTGTGTTCAGTGTATAGCCCACTTCTTCTTTTGCGCCCAAGCCGTTCGCCACTGCCGTATCGGCTCTGTCAACAATGTTTCCCGCAATGCAATAGCACACGCCGTGTTCATGCCGTGCCTGTAGAGTAAAGGACGGGTCTCCATTCTTTCCAACTCCAAGACCTGTTTTTTCTCCCATCGAGATGTGTCTTGTAGCGATTTGTGTGTTTATTGGGATTATCTCCCCGGCTTGCACTAGCTGGAAAATCGTCTGGTCTTGGAGTGTCGATAGCGTCCCGACTTTTTCTGTTTGCACAAGTGCGCCCTTTCCGCCCCCGGCACAGCCAGAGCGGATTTTAAGAGAGTACGCAGCTGCTTCTCTGCTTTCTCTCTTATCCGTTCTTTCCTCTCGTTCAGAGCGGCCAGCTTCTCCCGTCTTATCCGTTTCTGTTCTTCTGCAATCAGCATTTCCATCGCCTTTGCGGCCGCGCCCGGCTCCCACCACTCCATCATTTCCAGCAGGGCAGTTTGCAGTAAGTCCGGCAATTTCTTTCCACGCCGGGATGCGCGAATCAGGATGCCTTGACAGGCTCGTTCGCTCAAATAGTATTTCTCCGGCGCGTTGACCTGCAAAATCCACGACAAGAGCGATACGTTTTCTTCTCTGGGGCACTCCCCAGTATTGAGCGTCAAGCTGTCTCCAAGCCAAGCTCCATCCATTTCCGGCGATTGCTCCAGCTTTGCTCCATCTGCCCCCCCTACCCGAAGGTCGAGGAATTGAAACGTCTGGCTGTTCAATGCGGGCAAGTTCTTCCAGCACGGCTCTGAAATCTTCTCCTCCGTTGGAACTGAATGCTCCTGGTACGTTTTCCCAAACAGCGAAAGTTGGATACAGTCCATTTGTGCTTGACCTCATTTCTTTTATGATTCGAACCGCTTCTATGAATAGCCCGGAGCGTTCTCCGGCAAGTCCAGCCCTGCGTCCAGCAATGGACAAGTCCTGACATGGGCTACCGAACGTGATGCAATCCACAGGCTCTATCTTGTCGCCGTGAATCTTTGTGATGTCGCCCAAGTGCTTCATATTTCCAAACGCCCGTCCAGCCAGATAGCACAGCTCTTATATAAGGTAGGTGGTCAGGGTTTATGTTCTAAAAGGGCAAATCCGATGAATCGTCAATCACAGAGAAGTCATCTGCGTTTCCCTGCGAATAGTTCTGTGGTGCATCCTGCGCCCGATCGGCGGGTTTGCTGTCAGACTTGCCACCGCAGAAGTCAACCTTGTTCGCCATGATTTCCGTTGCGGTGCGGTTGCTTCCCTGCTTGTCGGTATACTTCCGGGTCTGGATGCTGCCAGTCACCAGAATTAGGCTACCCTTCTGGAACCACTTGGAAACAAACAGCGCCGTATTGCCAAATGCGGTGCAGTTAAAGAAATCGGTTTCCTTCTGGCCGCCACTCTGACGGTCGCAGGCAATGCTGAACGTGCAAACATCCTTTCCAGACTTCGTGACCTTAGCTTCAGGCGTGTGAACCAGACGCCCCTGAATTGCGATAGAGTTGAGCATTGTTTAGCCCTCCTTCGGCTGTTTCTGAGCACAGTCCCAACACAGGACGCGCCCAAAGCGTTTCTTCGTGCTTCTTGCAGTTTCCAGCGGAGTGACTGTGCGGTTGTTGTACTGAATAGGCTGCAACTGCTTTCCGCAGCAAGCGCATGGGGGGATGGTTTCCGCTTCCATTTGCTTCTGCGCAGGCTTGTTTGACCTGCTTGTGGTCTGTTTCTGGTACTCGTCCGTGTCAGCGTCCTTTGTATCGTCAATGCAAAACAAACCGTTCAGAGCGTACTTTCTGGCGTAGCTGCTTGCAGTGCCGGTAAGTTGGGAATCTGACATACCAGATTGCTGCTTTGGCTCTCTGGCGTATGCCGTGTTAGATATTTTGTCTCCGGTCTCCGAATCGTAGATTGTTGCAGTCGCTTTGATATAGTGGTACTCGCCACTCTGTACAGGCTCGTCTTCAAGAACAAGACAGGCTCCGTATTTCGCAAGGAGGGGTTTTACTGCTTCCAGAATGTCTTCGCAACTGCGGTAATTGTACTTACCAAAAGAATTGCGCTGGCTTTTTGGGGCTTTCAGCTCGCCTTGAATTTTGGAAAGCTTCACAAGTGTTTCCATATTTCTCCTTCCATAAAGCATCTTTTGCTTTCTTAGCTTCTTCTATGGTCTTGAATCGGTATGTTTTTCCGCTAAAGTGGAACGAATATCTGCGTTTCAAACCTTTCGTTGAACGGTCTTCGTAGATTCCGTACTCGCCAGTTAAAGCGTTTCTGGCCTGAACAGTATTTGCAACATTATCAGCTTGGGTTACGCAGCGAAGATTCTCAATCCTGTTGTCTGTCCTGATTCCATTGATATGATCGATTACTCCAATAGGCATTAGCCCATAATGAAGTGCGTACACAAGGCGGTGTGCTTTGTATTGTTTTCCTTTGATTTTTACAATCAAATAACCGTCTTTATCGTAGCTTCCTGCACTGTTTTTCCTGTCTTTTCTGTGTAGCGTACCGCCAGAATCAACATAAAACCATTTGCAAAAATACTCGACAAGTTCCTTATCGGTCATGGAATCGTCCTCCTTTCTTCGGCTTCATTAGGCTTCATTATTAATACTTTGGCTTAATATGGCTGTACAAAATCAACTAGCCATCAGTTTTGCCAGTTGTGCACGGAGATCTTTCAGCTCCGCTTCCCTGTCCTCAATTTCAGACTGCAAGTCCTCAATCTCAGCCAGCCGGTCAGCTTCTTTTGCTTCTGCCATCTGTTCGTTTGTCATAAAGTACACGCCTTCCTCCGGCTCTGTCACGCCACCGAATCTGTCAAGGTTAATCATCTTTTAGTCTCCCTCTCTTGCGTTCCTCTTTGATTTGCAGTGCGCTGTACCACTGGTCTTTGTCTATTTCGATAGTAGACCACCGGTGGTTACAGGTAAGGCACTTTTTTCTGCGAACGATGCTGTCGGGGGCAGACCGGCTATCAACCGTTGTGATGTTGTCACTACCGCACATCGGGCATTTCATCGTGCATCCCTCCACTCGTTGGTGTGGTGAGGAATGCGTTTTACTTTGCGATTTTCCTGTTCAATGCGTTCATTTTCAGAGCTGACCCCAATGGCACACAAGACGAGTGCTGCGGCGAGGAAGCTACACGAAAGGAAAACGTATCCAAACATTGCTACCACGCTTTGGCTTTTCTGGATTGCGTCGCCGCATCCTACCGAAAAGATTGCTAACGCGATTCCAAGCGTGCAAAGGACATTAGCTTTCAGGCTTTTCACTCTTATTACCTCCAAAACTCAGTATCCATGCCGTAGCCATCGCCACAGATACCGTGATGATTCCACGGGCAGCTGATGCTCCTACCAGAATTCCGATGTGATGCACCATCCAGAAGTTCAGCAGAAATACCGCCAAAACCACTGCCAGTGCTATGCCCCACATTAGGGCAACTTCAATAAACGCTTTCATCTTGTCTCCTTTCATTTTTTGCCATTGCAAATCACGGCTATACCATGCTTTGCCTTTGCTTTTCTGCTCCTAGCTACTCAATGCCAAAGCATGTCGTGTCTACTTATTGCCATCGCTTCGCTACGCCTTGCATCGCCTTTGCTTATCAAAGCTACACCTTGCATCCATAGCCGTTGCATCTCGGTTCTAAACAGCGCCTTGCCGTTGCCGCTTCGTCTCCAAGCATTGCCTTAGCATTTCTGGGCCAATCGTCACTATGCCGTTGCCGTTCCACGCCGAGTGCAGCACAGCCCTACCCTGCCATAGAGGTTAATTGAGGATTTCGTAGGTATATCGCCCCTTGCCACTGTTGCGCCACTGGCCGATACCACGCAGAGCGCCGTAGTCCAGCCACTCGAGCACAACCTTCTCATGAGAATCGTCCAGAAGAACGATTTCAAACTCGCAGGTCGAACCAGCGGGAATCTGCTCGCTGTTGGCAAGACTGACGCGCTCGCCCTGCGCCGTCTGTGCGCGGAGAGGGCGCTGACACTCGGTAATCTCACCGTTTACATGAATGGGAATCATACGGGGCTGAACAAAAATCAGACCATCAATGACCTTTTTGTAGGCTGTCAGCTTGCCGGATTCGTTGACGGCTTTCTTCTTGCCGGTTTCGGTCTTGCCGCCGATGCGGGAAAGCATACCGCAAGAATCCTTGAAGAAGCCCTTAATCTGGTAGTCGTACAAGATAGGCTCGCCGTTCTCGTTGCGAGGGAATACGGTCATGCCCTTATCTGCCACAGCATCAGCGCCCAAAGCGGCAACTTCGTCCTCGATAGTGCTTGCATCAGGGGACTTGCTGGCGATGAACTCTCGCGCAATGTTCTGGTTGCTAGGCCAAGTGCCGAGAACTGCTTCGATGAATGTAATTCTTACTTTGATTTTTTTCATTTTTGTTCACTCTTTCTTTCTCGATATGCTCCAGTCTTAAAGGTTCACGCTTTTGCCAGCGCTTCTGCCACGGACTGCTTTTGTTGAAGTTGCTTATTGCTTTCTTCATCGTTTGATATCCTTCGCTTGCGTTGGATGTGCTCCAGCCGGTCTTTCTCCCGGCTGTGCCAGCGAATTTCTCGCTTGCCGTAGTATTTACCGTTCATCAGGGGCCTTCACCTTTCCCTGTGCAAGTAAAGTACTGTAATGGCCGTAGCTCATGCCATATCGTTTTGCGGCATCGTTCATCTGTCGCACGGTATACTTTGGAGGCTCGTGCTTTTGAGGTCTCGCACGTTCTGGCTCCTGCACATCCCAAGTAATTTTGAACTCACCAGATGCTTTTAGCTCATTCAGCTCTTTTTGCTTTTTGGCTTTGTACTTTTTGGTCAAAGCCTTGTTTGCATCTGCTGCGCATTCAGGGTGATACTTCTGAGACCAGACCTTCCGAACCATTGGCTTCTTGCACCAAGCGCATAAAGCCGGTTCCGGATTAGCCTTGATTCCTTTCTTTATAAGAGCCTGCCGTTCTCTGCGAACAATGATTTTACATTCTTCACAGTATTTCTTGCACGGATTTACAAGGCCAAGAAAGACACCACACCGCTCACAGTATTTAATCTCCATCCACTTCACTTGCCTTTCTTAAGGCTCTTTCATTGTGTTCAGAAAAACACTGGTCAAGAAACTGGATGAACTTTGCGATTTTCTTTGCATCTTCCGGCGTACAACCATTTTCTACAAAGCGCCTTGTCGCTTGCTCACGCTTGAAATCCGAGTAGGTCTTGGCCGCGGCGTCAATGGCAAACTTGGCTTCTTCCGGGTATTCAAGGTCTACCTTCAAGGTGATAATCTTCTCCATGTTCAGTCCTCCCATCCTCCGAAATCTTGCTGTTCTACAACAGCCCTGGTCTCGATTCTCGGCGTGATGCCAAGCTTCTTGAGTTGCTCATGGATGAGCTTTTCACCCTCGACCGTCCAAACCGTCGTGTTCGGGATATAAGTCTTGCCGTTGGAGCGTTGAATGGCTTTGCCTTTTCGATTCTTGGTGTATCCCTTGCCTTGATAGGGCTTGTACAGCACCCACTGACCATCGCTGTCTTTGTACTGAACTCGCTGGCTGTAAAGCAGCTTGTTCAGCTTTTCAGCAGTCAAACCGTAGTCCTTTGCAATGCTGGTGGCCGTCCGGCAGTTGTCTGCAATGCACACAGCACGAGCAAACTCTGCATCAGGTGTCAGCTCTGCAATCCGTTTGTCCTTCTCTTCCAGCTCTTCGTGCGCTGCGATCAGCGCAGTTGCAAGGAGCTGCGAGCGGGTAAGCTGCGGCTGTTTAGCCAGCTTCTTCTCCATTTCGTTGAACGCTGCAATGTACTTCAGCTTCCACTCAAGAGCCGCCTTTCCGGTAAACCCCATAGCCAGCAAGGTGAAACCGTCACGGTTCATCAGGTAAGCCCTCTGTTCCCTGCCGTAGCTGTCCGGCACGGTGGTTTCAAAGAACATCTGCGCAAAATTGCGCACATCTTCTTTGAGGTTGTCCACAGCTCTGAGAACGTCACGGTGGTTCTTTTCAAAGCTCTCAGCGATCTGGCGACTGGATGCTACCGGTTCGCCGTTCTGGGTCGATAAGATAATGTCGGTCATTTTTTCTCCTTTCTTACTCTTCCGAACCTTGAATATTCAGAATCCGGCAGATGCTTTTCTTAATTCCGGGCGTTTCCAGCTTTCCTGTCTTGACTTTGAAAAGGTAAGAACGGTCAAAATATCGTCCGGTGTCCTCCTTGACTTTTTCAATCAACCAGTCGTTGGTCTTGTCTTTTTGGATAAGAGCAATCTCGATTTGTTTGCCAAAGTCACACAGAGGCTTTTTTTCAGCCATTATTTCACCTCCGGCTATTGATTTTTACGCATAAGTGTAATATAATGAAGTTGCTAGAAATCATTCATTACGCCTTCGCGGTACGGTCTTAGTATAATACGCTTTCGCGTAAAATGCAAGGCCTTTTTAAGCGTTCGCGTAATTTCAGCAAACCTTCCAATGCGAGGACTGGAATTATGGCAAACTTGTACGAAAATATTGAAAAACTCTGCAAGCAGCGTGGAGTAAACGTGACCACTATGTGCAAGGAATCGGGCGCAAGCCGTGGGTCTTTGACCGATTTGAAGAACGGAAGAAAGCAAACATTGAAATATGAAACGCTTGATAAGATAGCTTCTTATTTTGAAACAAGCGTGGATGCTTTGGTTTCTGGCGAGCAAAAAGAAAACCCGCCCCAGCAGCCACAAAGTGAAGTCGATGCAGCAGTGGAGCGGATTAGAAAAAAGCTTGAATCTATGCCGAAAGAACAGCGTGAAGCTCTGATGAACCTGATCGAGAAGATGTGAGGTAAGCCCATGTATTATTTGTTGTGTGGCTGTGCCTTTTGCTTTTGGTTCATGCAGGCCTTGTTAAAAGGCAATGACCGTGTGCTATATGGCAACAGCAGAAAATATCGTTACCGTAGAAACCGAAAAAAGAAATGGTTCTGACCCGGTAAAATAAAAACCCCTTGTGCCGGGCTGGTATAGCTCTGCGCAAGGGGTTTTCTATTATTCCAGGTCTAGGGCTTGCTCCGCTGCCGGAATCTTATCAGGGTGTTCCAACAGCCATGCGATAAATCTGTCAATCTTAGCTCTTTCTTGTTCACTCATTGTGGCATATCCTCCCGATCGGTAAGTTCGGATGTTCATTTGATACGATTATACACCTTTCTGTTGTACAGTCAATATCATTTTAACAACTTTGCTGAGGTTAAATGATTTTTCCATCCGTTACTTTGCATCAGGGAAACCAAAAATTGCAATGACAATGATTAAGAGCCACATTAAGTTTAAGTTACCCTTTGCTTTGTAACATTCCGTTGAGCATAGAACGAAAAGGGTTATCCGGTAAATCGTCCAGCACATCTGCTTTGACGAAAGCGTTTGTGCTGATGCTATGCGAAACATTGTTTAGCTGCACAATGGCATCGTCTAAATCCTTCACGGTTGCTCCACGCCGTTCCATTGACTGGAGGAAGGTTTTTACTTCTTCAAAAATAACAGGGTTTTCGGTTTTATAGAATCCGTTCGTAAAGTCCATCTTCTTCTCCTTTCACAGTTCCACAAGCTGTCCGTCAATGCGTTCGATGTTATCTGCCGGGTCGCGCCCATCGTCTAAGGCGGCTACGGCGCGTTCTAGGATACCTTTCGCTTCGAGGTAAGCATCTTTATCAGCTTCGTACCCAGAAAGACTTAGGACAAGCTCCAGCGTCCGTCTGCGAGCATATGGGACAATCAAATCATCTACGGTTCGGTTCATTCGTTTTCCTCCCATGGTTCAGGTGTGTGTGGCTGCCCATCGGGAACGCTGGCAGGCATTCCGTCGATGATTGGCATACGTTCATGGTTCCAGATTACAGTTTCTTTCATTTTGTGTTTCCTTTCTATTTGGAATTTTTTGACAATACAGTTATACCACATCTCGCTGTTTCATTGAAACAGCGAATTTTTTCAATTATTGTTTCACGTTTTGAACAATATATCAGTTGAATTTCTTTGCTTTTGTATCATTTTGTCGAAAGAGGGGTATTTATGGATGATTATAGGATACGAGTGGCAAAAGCGTTAGAGATGGCAAGAGCAGAATCCGGACTTAGCCAACAGAAGCTTGCGAACAAAATGGGTGTAGGCCGGACATCCATTTTTCGTTATGAGCAAGGAACAATGACCCCAGATGCTTCTACTATCATAAAATGGTTTGTGTGCTGCGGTGTTGCGGCCAAGCCGTACATAGACACTTGTTTGCATCCTGGCTTATTGGAAAGCCTGGCTGGCGATGCCAGCACCGAGAGAAAGAGGGATGCACTGATAGAGCATATCAAAGAAGCCCATCCGCAAGAAATTGACCTGCTGTGCTATCTGATTTATGGTAATCATGGCTCAGATTACCTTGCCGTTCTATGCGAAATGGTAGCCAACCTTCATACGACTTTGCGTGATCGTGTATCCGTCTGCCGCACCGTCACAGGTCATTATGAAATGGCACAGGCCACCAAAACCGACCCAGACCCAGACGGAACACAACCCAATATGCAGATTTTGTATCAGGCACAGGACTGTGGGGAAGCTGCGGCGATGAAGCGAAACGATTCTTATACCATCAACGAAGAAAACATTTTGCGCTGATTGTCGAATTATCGCAGTTTTTGCAGAACATTTTGTCCACGTTCATCCACTTTTTGTACACCTATCGGGCAAATTTGCCTTGTCAATCCGTCCCCCATAGGCTGTAAATCGACAACATTCGTGCGGAATAAATAACGAATTACCGTCAATCTATTGCCTGTGATTGGTTGGCTTGTCAATCTGTCCCCCATAGCATTGAATTAAAAGTTTTTCATCCACTTTTTGTACACGTTAGGTAAAGCTAACCGTTAAGCGCTTCAACCTTTTGGATGTTGAACAACTGTTTATTTGGTAGTATTCGCTTTGCGTTTTCCACTTTTTAAGAGAGAAAGAAAAGATTTTGTGGAAAATTTTCTTCTTCTGCTATTAGTAGAAGTTATTTTATAATCCTGTTAATAGTCTTGTTTTATATAATGTAAAGAGGTGTACAAAAAATGGAGATAGGTGTACAGATTGTGGAAATAGGTGTACGAAATGTGGACGGTTAGGTGTACAAGAAGTGGAAACAGGTGTACACTTGCTATTGATTTGTACACCTGTTTGTGATATACTCTTATACGAGAGGAGGCGTGATAAGATTGTCTGATATTAAAGGCGGGAACTTGGTTGAAAAAAGCAGACAGCTTGTTTGGGCAAAGTTCACTGACTATACAGCAGGAGAGCTTCGGCTGCTTGAAGTGTATCTTAGCCGTATCAATCCGAGAGACCCCGAAACTTCAACGGTTCAGTTTACGTTACAAGAATATTGCGAATTTTTAGGGTTAAAAATCAACTCTAGGAATTTGAAAGCACAGGTTAAGCATTTCATCGACAACTCTGTTGAAGTTCCTAGAGGTGACGGTTCAGGCTCGTTTGACCTGTATCCCCTGTTCAGCAGAGCAACTGTAAATTTTGAACCTAGTTTGATGAACATTACTGTGTCGTTGTGCTGTAACCCACTTCTACAACCCGTTTTCTTCGACATTGCAGAGCGTGGATATGTCAAGTATCGCTTGCGCTACACAGCGAATATGAAATCGCAGTATAGCATTTTGCTGTATTCAATTCTCCGAGAGTTCATCGGACGTGGCGTGAGCCAGCCCGAAATTACGTTGGATAGATTAAGGGAACAGCTTGGTGCAAGAGAACCTAGCTATCAAGAGTTCAAGCATCTTAGGCGGCGTGTCATTGATATTGCGGTAGCTGAAATAAACGAAGTATCAGACCTGTGCGTTGAATATGACAAGGTTATGAGAGGTCGCAATGCGGTTGCTGTAAAGTTCAATGTAGCTTTCAAGTCTAATGAGCCAGTCATAGACGTGGAAGCTAACGAGGTTGAAAGCGTAGAGCTAAAAGATGTTCCAAAGAGCCAACGACCTGCCAGAAAGCCCCGCAGCGGCGCATACGAGGATGTTGATTGGGCATCTATTGCGCCGGAGATGTCTAAAAGCCAGTGTATCTTGACCGCAAAGCTGGTGGCAAAGAGATTGCCGGAGAAGTATCCGAACATCAAGCCCAACAAGAAAAAAGAAGCTGTTGTGAACATCATTGAGAATGCATACAGGATTCTTGTCAGCGAGCGACTTGATAGGATTGAAAAAGACCCCGGCGCTTATATGTATTCAATTTTGAAAGATGCAGACCTTGACGATTATGCTACGTTTGATGATAGCTTCTTGAAATAGTCAGATGTAGCACATTGAGCAGATGATGCAGAAAGGAGCGAGAATGGGTTGGATTAGCGTAAAAGATAAGATGCCAGACAAGTACGTTCAGATTATCATTTATGATAAAGTGATGGGCGTTACTTTCGGTTATTATGGTGACTTCAAAGGCGAAAAATGGTATACAGATGATGTGTTGACGGATGCGTTCTATGGAAACAATAGTGAAACCCAACTGATTGATGATAATGTGTTATATCATGTAACCCATTGGATGCCACTTCCTGACGAACCGAAAGAATAAAGAAAGAGTGATAAAATGGCAAAAATCATAGCTGTCGCCAACCAGAAGGGCGGCACAGGAAAGACCACCACAAGCACCTGTCTGGCTGGTGCGTTGCAGTTGCTTGGCAAGAAGGTGTTGCTGGTGGACTGCGATGCCCAGTGCAACGCAACGGACACCTATGGCGCACAGACAGAGGACGTGTGTACCCTGTTCGATGTAATGACCCGGCAGGGCACGGTGGAAGAAGGAATCCAGCACTGCGAAGCCGGTGACATTCTGCCGTCAGACAGCGCATTGAAGGACATTGACGAGCAGCTTGTCCGGGACATTGGCAAGAACTTCCGACTGCGAGAAGCCCTTGAAAGCGTGTATGAGCAGTACGATTACATTGTTCTGGACACTCCCCCACAGCTCGGTCTTGCGCTTGTAAACGCTCTAATCGCCGCCAATAGCATCATCGTGCCCATTACAGCAGACCGCTATGCGCTTGCCGGTTTAAGCCAGCTTTCGCAGACCATTGGCGATGTTCGCAGATACTTCAACCCGACATTGAAGATTGAAGGTCTGCTTCTGAACCAGTACAAGAGCCGTGAGAACCTATCCAAAGAGGTTGTAGAACAGCTTCCTGTGATTGCACAAAGCATGGGAACAAGGCTGTTGGAAGTGAAGATTAGACCGTCTATGGGCGTTCGCAAGGCACAGGCAGAGCGTCACAGCCTGTTTAGTGGCGACACGGCAAAGAGTACCAGCGCAGAGGATTTCAAGGAGTTGGCGAGAAAAATTATCGAGGAGAATATAAATGGCTAAAACCGAAAATGTTGTTCGAACAATATCACATTGGAGATGGAATCAAGTTGGGTATTGGGAATGCGAAGATTGTAAGGGGCCAAGTGATGCTCTTATGGATTGTGATAATAATTGCGACCCATATATCTATATCAACACAAGATTTTGTGGGCGTTGTGGCGCACGAATGGAGGCGGAAAAAAAATGAAATCAACCAGCAAAAAATCCACAGGTTTGCTTGGCGGCTTTGATTTCCAGCCTATTTTTTCGGAGCAGACATTAAGCCGAAGTGAGCCAAAGGAAGAAGAAGTAAGCCAAACAAAGCCGAACAAAGCCGAACAAGCACAGATTAAGCCTAGTGAAGCCACAGACAGCCATGAACAGCCTAATGAAGCACAGTTAAGTAGTATTAAGCCGAAGCAAGCCAAAGACAGCGAAACACAGCCGAACAATGCCGTAGTAAGCGAAGGTAAGCCGAAGAAGCTGAAACAGGCAAAGGAAGTTCAACGTCTTATCGAACAAGGCGATGTTCCAGGCGCACTAGCTGAAGCTGGTTTGACAAAGAAAAAAATCCCGATGCCGGAATCGCATCAGGGTGTTGCAAGCGGTGACGGAAAGCGTTCTAAGCGCATTACCATCCTTATGAGTGAGGAAGAACGCAAGTACATCAACCGTGAAGCCAGACGGCACGGAATGACGATTGGACAGTTCGTGTACGCTCTGGCTGCTGCTGCGGCAGACGGAAAGATTGAATTGGAGGATTTCTTAGATGAATGACGTATGGATTGACATTGGGCAGAAATATGAAGCAATGGCAAATATGGGATGCAAGCCTTATGGTTTTAAGCGAGTTCCATCAAATTTTGTGTTTGATGAAGATAAGTCGGTGAAGTGGAACAAAGAGCAAGCGCAAAAGAACAACGATGATTACGACAATGAAGTTAAGCGACTAAATCAAGAAAAAATAAAGCGCAGGGATAAAATCTACGCAGAGATTTATAAGACGATTCAAGAAGAAGTCGGTTTTGGGATTTCAGAAGAGAAAGCGGCAAAAATTTGGGAGTACGCTTACGATAAAGGGCATTCAGCAGGATGGTATGAAATAATCATCAATTTGGAAGAAATTGAAAAACTTGTAAAGTTCGTATTGGATAAAAAGAGCTGAGTTGGGGGATTTATTAGATGAATGATAGTGAACGACGCCTCATTCGGTTTGTTTGCGATGGCGATATGCGAAACGCGCAAAAAGCCGTTAAAATCATTTTGGATTCTATATCATCCAAAAAAGATGAACAGTTCAAAGAAAATATGTTTCGCAAGTTGGAAAGCAAAAGAGAATTTATTGAATTGCCATATAACTTACAGCATCTTTTGATCGCAGAGGATACAGAAGAATTTCCAGAAGTAAGATTCCTTCTTAGGGACGAAGAAAAAAGTATAACGCAGAAAATTGTTGCCATTTATCGAGCATCTGAAAAATTGAACGAAATGGGTATTCCTTATTTGCCGGCATTGATGCTCTATGGGCAAAGCGGATGCGGAAAAACCATGCTGGCTAGGTATATCGCGCATAAAGCAAAACTTCCGTTTTTGAGGATTCAATTTTCAAGTCTAGTTGATTCACACTTGGGGCAAACACAATCTAACCTTGCAAGAATTTTTGATTATGTGAGAACTGCTCCTTGCGTTCTTTGTTTTGATGAAATAGATGCGGTCGGAATGGCTCGTGGGCAAAAAGATGACGTTGGGGAAATGAACCGTGTAGTTATTGCGATTATGCAAGAAATGGATAGATTGCCGAACAATGTCATCATTATCGGAACGACAAACCGATTTGATAGGATTGACCCTGCGCTTACAAGAAGATTTCCGTTGCAATACGAATTAAAGCCGTTGTGCCGTGCGGATGCAGAAATACTTTCCAAAAGGTTCTTTGAATATGCAGGAGCACAATATGAAAACATAGCTTATGAAGATAACGTCCCCGCATCTACTGTTATCAAAGAATGTACAGAACGAATTGTAAATCAAGTTCTGAATCAAGAGGATTTCTTGGAGGATTGACGTATGATGAAGTCGAAGGAATTTTACGAAGGAAGTATTATCCGTTTGCAGAAAATGGTTAAGCGTGGCATTTACGTTCTTTTGTTCGATGTCTTTGCCGTAGCAGTTCAGATTCCTTTTATCTTTGCTGGTAAATGGGTTGCAGCACACTTGATTTTGTCCATCGCCGTATCTTTTGCAGCAGGATTTAGCTTTAACACGCTTGTAGATAGCAAAAGGCAACTTGATATGTACAAGGCAGATATGGAATTGTACTATACCAAATAAAATAGACTCTGTGCAGTCGCAACGGCCGCACAGAGGAGAAAGGAAACACATGGGACAAAAAGTGTTAGGTCACTACGAATCGCATTGGTATCTCAATGGGACAGGCGGTGACATATACGAAGGTAAGATGGTCTTTCGAGACAAAGATTGGCGCATAAGATATATGGAAAACCAATGCGTTGAAACCAACTATTTTAGCTTAAAGAAAATAAGAGATAATTTTAAGAGAAAAGGGCAAAAAGAAGGAAATTATAAAAACATTGCATGGATAAAATTTTCAGAATTGAATTGGTTTGAACGAAGAAAACGTCCAGATTGGTTTAAGGTTCAATTCCTTTCAAATGGACTTGATAGTCCAAAAACACAATGGTATACAGTCCACGATTTGTCTGGTATCGAAGAAAAAGAGCATTGGGTTGAGGAAAAACGCCAATACACAATGAAAGAACTTTCAGAGAGAATGCCAGCAGAAGATTTTATTGAGTATATGAAAGATAGAGGAATAGCGACAATCCGATAAGCGCAAAACACCCCTGTGTAACCTCGATTGGTTGCACAGGGGTTTGTTTTACTTATCAGCAATGCAATCCCAGTATAGATACGCCTTACCATCTGCGGCATCCGCGTCCTCAAGGAAAGCCTTTGCCATGTCAGCGTAGAAGCCCGGAGTGTCAACGGACTGGCGCTTTGCGACCTGACAATAATCCGAGTACATCATGTTCATGACAGCCCAGAAATCGTTCGGGTCACAGGTGATGTTGCGCTGTTTGGCAACGTCCTGTGTCTGTTCCAGCGTCCAGTGACAGCCTTTTGTGCCGTCAGCGTTCACCATGCTGTCGCACCATTCCTCCGCTTCATCGTGGGTGAGGTGCTGGCGTGGCATCTTGATGGAACGGCTGTCCGCACCGCCATGCTCATACTGCCCAGACCGCTTGTCCCAGTCTCCGCTCTGCGAGAAGCCAATCTGCGGCATTCTGCGCCCATTCTCTACGTCAGGGTAGCGGGGGATAGGATAGGGGTCGATGTAACGGTTCTCCTCCTGCGGATAGTAAGGATAGCGGTCATTGCCATCTTCCAGCTTACGCAGACGGCGTTCCAACTCACGCTCCCTGCGGTCACGCTCTTCCTCAAGGCGGTCACGTTCCGGCTCACGGTCTTTGTCGTGGTCGCGGAGCATCATCATGCGGCGAAAATTAGTCTTGCCCATAATCTATACCTCCTCAAGAAATGGACGCAGGCGCACCGGCGTGAGAACGGCAGAAGCAGCCAAGATACTTAAACGTGCCGGTGCCGGTTGCAGACGTTGCCACACGGGTAGCGTAGCGGGTGCGGGTGTGGATGCTCTCAGCGGTCGCCTGAGCGCAGTTGCAGTCGGTCAGAGGGTATGCGGTCGTGCCTGCACCTATGGTAATGACCACAGGGGCGTTGATGGTGGTCGTGTCCGGCAAGCTTTGGGCGACAACGATGCAATATTTTTCGCCAGCTGCGTAAGACCCGGCAGGGATGTTGATGGTCAGAGTATCGTCGGCAAACGTGACCGCCTGACTGATGACCAAGTGCGGGCAGAGTTTGCAGCTTGTTTTGCAAGCCATAGTATTTTCCTCCTAAAAAATCAGGGGCAGAGGTGTCTTACCCCTGCCCCGATGGTTCACCCGGTGTTATCGGGGAGTGTGTAGGTTAGCAGCAGCCGCAGCAGTTCACACCCACGTTGGGGTTTGCCACCTGATAAGCGGGAATCGGACGAGGATTGACCCGGTTCAGGATGGTATCGGTCTGCTGGGACATCACGGTGGTCAGAAGCGCATTCTGACGATCCTGAGAAGCGGCGAATTTCAGGCTCTGGTTCTCAGCGGTCAGAGTGGCGATCTTATCCTGCGTGAAGTAGTCCATCATGCTGCGGAAGTTGGCGTTGCAGTTGTCCACGATGGCACGGGCGTTGTCTGCGATAGCCTGACGGGTAGCGCAGTCTTGCTGTGCAATGGTGTACTTCAGGTCACCGATGAGCTGCTTGTTCTCGCAGCAGCAAGACGCAAGCTGCGTCTGGATAGCGGTCTGACCCGCCTGCCGTGCGTTACCCTCCTGCATGATGGCAAGGCTGATGGCGTTGTCGCCGTTGGACACGCTGTGTTCCAGACCGTTCACAAGCTGTGCGTTCTGGTAGCCGAGCTGACAGATGGCGCTATTCACACCAGCAAAGCCGTTTGCGATGTTGGTGTTGACGCCGTTCATCTGTGCCAGTTGGTCATAGCCCAGAGAGCAGATGCCGCTCTGGATGCCAGCGAGAGAACGGGAAGTGTCCTGCTGGTAGAAGCCCTCCGACAGCGCCGCACGAGTATCTGCGCCACCCTGACCAGTTGCGCCAGTGCCGACCAAATAAGGGATGTAGCTGTTCATGCCGTTGTCACCGCCGTTCCGGCCGTAGCCGCCGTTGCCCCAGCCGAAGATGATGGCGAGGATGATAACCGCCCACAGACCTTCGTTACCGAAGAAACCGCCGCCGTTATTGCCGCCGTCCTGCCCAGCCAGATAGCCAGTTGCAAAATCGTCCATAACAAAACTCCTTTCGGTTTTGCGTTATGCCATCCCACCGCCGTGTGCGATGGGCGAAGCCAGATAAAAGCGGTTTTTATCAAGTCCGCAAAACTGAGAAGCGTTTCGCTTAGAGGGATGCTTTACCGGGGCAGCGTCAGGTTCAGGACGCTTGCCAGTTGGTTCAGGTCGATGCCCCGCTCTTTGGCGAGGTTCTGCGCCATCGTCCTGAGCTGCGTTTCGTTTTTGCCCTGAATCAGGTTCAAGCCCTGCATGATGGGAGCATTTTGCCCGCTCAACTGCTGGATAAGCCCCATCGGGTTCTGCCCGGCACGAGCCAGATTCGCAAGCTGCATAATAGGGCTGTGCGTAATCATATCAAACGGAGAGGACATTGTTATTCTCCTTTCTTTGCTGTGGCAGTGGGCTTAGAAAAGCTCTTCTGCCACTTTTCCAGTTCATCCAGCCTGTGTACGAGGGCGTTATACTCTTCAACAGGCACGTACTGCTGTGTAGGTGCAGCGGTCTGCTGTGCCTGTTGCGCCTGTATCTGCCGCCATGCTTCTGGGCTGTAAAACTCCTGCACATAAGATTCACAGGTATCCGGGTTGAGCCGCTTGCAGTAGATCACACCGCTCCGCAAGTCTGGGCAGTAGGTCGGTCTGCCGTACAGGTCAGACGGTATTGCCAGAAATTCCTCCCTGCTGGAAACAGGTCTGCCCAGTAACCAACCGCCGTCCTGTACCGACTGCTGAACAGGCTGCTGCCCATTCATTGGCTGCGGACGCTGCGGTTGTGCCTGTTGCATCTGCGTGTTGGGTAGGGGAGTGGCAAGCCCAACTGTACCCATGCCACCATAAGGATTGACAGGCTGCTGCGGAACGTAGGGCGCTCCGGGTGTCGGATAATAGCTCATAAAACATCCCTCCTTGTGCTCCTAGTGTATCGCATCAGCAAAAAGCGAAAGACAACGAACGTCAAACGAAGGACAAATATAAACTGATACAACTGATACAAAACAAACAAAAAAATAAGGCAAAGTCTGGCGACTATGCCTGTATCACTTGTAGCAGTTTTGTGGTATAATCAGTATAGTAAAAGAAAACGGAGGCAACGAATATGGAAAACACCACTATCAAAAATCTCGGAAAGCTCTACCGCTTGCTGGATGAAGCCTGCAACTCCGACCGCGTGAATCAGGCAGACCTTGACAACGCTACGAGGTTTCCCGTGCGTGGCGTGATGATGAAAATTACGCTGGCACATAAGCTCCACAAGATGACCCCGGAGCTTGACAACGCCTGCGCTTACGTCCTGAAGGATGTAGACCTTGAGGACGTGGATAACAGCTTTGCGCTCAAAGCATTGCCGTTGCAGCAGCAGGGCATGTTCCAAATCGGGTATATGTCGCCAGATTACAAGACACTCGGGATGTCTTCCGTAAAAATCAAGGCCGCTCGGGAAAACGCTGGGCTGACCATTCGTGCGTTGTCGGAGAAGACCGGGTTATCTACCGCGACCATCCAACACGCAGAAGCCAGGAAACCTATCCGGATGACCACGCTCAAGAAAATTGCTGCGGCCTGCAACGTATCAGTAGAAGAGTTGCAAGGGTAAAAGAAAAGCGCCCACACGGAAAAATCCGCATGAGCGCTTAACTGTAAGGATACACACATTGGAGTGCAATGCTAAAATATCACATCATCCAATATATGGCAATGCTTTTGACAAAACTAGTGAAAATAAAACAAAATCCACCAGCCTAAAAGCTGATGGATTATAAGTGAGCGAGTAATCGCCCTGCCACCGAAGTGGCAAAATTGTGTTTCCCGCATAGTACGCACTATAAGTAGGCAGGCGGGAGACTGGTCGGCACCTATCTGGCAACCGCTTTTTTTATTCCCAGATAAAGCACTGGGCTGGCTGGCAAATATCCACCCTAATGCGCTTCTTCGAGAGGCCGGGTGGATTTGTTGAGATAATTATATCACAATTCATGCAAAAAGAAAAGCGGCAGACCCGAAAGCCTGCCGCTTTTGAATTGCCTGAGCAGAAGCCCAAAGCTAATTCGTTGCTCATGATTATTATATCACACATCCAGCATTTTTTCAATGCCTTTCAACCGGTAGCCTACCGCCGTCCGGCTGTAATGTGTCTGCGCTGCAATGTCCGGCAGCGGGAGCCGCTCAACGTACCGCAGTAAGGCTATCTTACGGTCTACCCTCCCAAGTGGTGCGTTTTTGATTGCGGCGGTCATTTGCTGTCGGTCAAGTCCTTGCAGCGCAGCGGGCAGCACTACACGAGCCGCCGCCACAGGCAGCACCGAGCCAGAAGGGCTGCGGCAGCTGTCCGGCGTTACGCACCATAGCGGTGAATTTATGCTGAAAATGGGAAATTCGCGCTGAAAGTGTGCAAATTACGCTTACTTTACGCTGGATTTGCTTGATTTTGGCGTAAATCTGGTATGTAGTGCTGCTCATGGTCTTACTCCTTACTCAGGGCCGCCTTTGCCCGGTCAAAGAAAAACTGGATGATGGTGCCGATAGTCTCATCGGTGATGGCCCAGCTGATGAGCCTGCCGTATTTGCTGGCGCTCAGAGCGGCCCGGAGCATCTTGACGACCCACGCTTTGCGCTCTGCGCCGCGCTTCGTCCCCTGAATCTCCTGCTCGGCCCGCTCGATGAGATCAAGCACCAGAGGCTTCACCGCTGCGCCGTAGCCCAGCCGGATGCAACCGAGGACGTAGAAGATGAATCCGCCCAGCATGAGCAGCAGCGCCGCCCATGCGGGGAGAATGCTTACAGCTTTAGATACCAGTGTTTCCATGGTCATGCTCCTTTCTCTAGGTCGGAAATTCGGTGGTTTGCCACCTTGATCTGTTCTTCCATTACCGGGATGCGCTGGGCAAAGTTGTTGTGCATTCGCACTTCCCGGGTCAGTTCTTCCAGTTTTGTGTCCATGATGGCCTGCTGCTTATCCAGTTTAGCGTCCATATCCTTTGCCGCCCGGTTGTTGGCGTAGATGGTACCCAGCAGCCCCAGAACACCGGTAATCAGCGCTACGATGATTGCATCGCTCATGCACCCTCCCGGAGACGGGTCAGGCCCTTCTTACGGATGATTTTTGGGTAGTTGAGGGTGGTGACGTTGAGGTCTACATTTCCCGTAATGCCCGGCACAGAGCCCTTGCTGGTGTGCTGGTGGGCGTGGTAAATGTAATCCACCTTGGGCGTCTCGCCCGTGTAGTCGGCCAGCCAGACGTCCCAGCGGTTTGCCAGACGGCCCATGTCCAGCTCCATGTTAGAGTAGTGGGTGTAGGTGTACAGCTGGGCATAAAAGCCCATAGCTTCCACCTTTTCCAGCGCATACGCCACCACGTTGGTGAGGTCAAGCGTGGAGAGCTTTTTGAGCTTGTTTTCCTCCACGTCCACGCACACGGGCATGGTGAGCTCTTTGCCGTAGACCGCCTGCCGCACAAGGGCAAGCTCTGCATCCGCCATAGCCTCGCTAGTGGCGTAGGTGTAGTAGTAGACGCCCACGTCCAGCCCAGCGGCCCGGGCGTTGCGGTAGTTACGCTCAAAGGTCGGGTCGATGTACAGTCCGTCTGCCCGCTTGCTGAGCTTGCGGTTGGTGGAGACCGTCTTGAGCATCGCCCCCTTGTAGCCAGCCGCTTTGACCTTGCGCCAGCCGTCGAGGGTGATTTTGCCCTGATACCGGCTCACGTCGATGTAGCGGTAGGGTGGTGCGCCCTCCCAGCCGGCCACAGTGTCCACTGTGGACACTTTTTCAAGAGCGGAGGCGTCCGGCTCCTCTGCCTTGTCTCCGGCAGCGTGAGAGAGGGCTGCCAGAAGCTTGGAGATAAAATCAAAAAGTGTTTTCATTCCACGCATCCTTACTGCCCAAGGGCTTCTTCGATTGCTTTCAGGTCGTCAGCGGTCAAGGCGGGGTAATCTGCCGCGATGTCCTCAAAGGTTTCGCCGTTGTTCAGCCGGATGCGGAATGCCCGCACCATGATGCGGAGCTTCAGGTTGTTTAGCGTCTTCATAATTTTAGCCTCCAATCAAATCGGCCATCATGAGTACGAGGTCATCGTTTGCAGCTTCAAGAGAGGTGAGCCGTTTTTCAGACTTGGCTTTAGCAGCTTCGTCCTCTGGAATTTCTCTCAAGATAAACTGCCACGTTCCGTCCGGGGTATCCGTTGGCTGCATGATTTGCACAAGCTCTGCATCGTGCAGGGTGTCTGGGTAAGCGCACCCGGTCATATCACCGTCGCTGGCGGCGATGTGGACTTCCGACAGCTTGCCATTAAACATTTCTGTGGTAATCTCGGTTGCACTGTGAAACGTGTTGGCTCCGGAGTTCAGGGTCAAGCCCTCAATCAATTTTCCATTTGCAAGGGTGACTGTATAAGTTTTCATGGCTATAAGACTCCTTTCTCTCAATCCTGCGGTACAAGCCGCAGGATGTTCGATCAACAGATACCAACGACGGGACGAACGCCACTGGCGTTGCTGGCGTAGCCGCAGTCCGCAAGGCCGTTGCCGCCGGCACCCGCGAAACCGGCTGCCGAGACGACGTCTCGCAGCCAATACCACTGTCTGTTACAAATCAGCCACGGGGCAAGGTGGAACAAAGGCAGCTGCGATTTGTCGATCGTGTAGTTGCGGCAGGTGTCCCACGGATCAGTTGCACCGTTCGGCATGGGGCTGAACTGTCTGCCGCCATAGACCATGTTTTCGTTCATAAGCTCAACGGTCGAATCATACCAGTCCGTGCCAGTAGGCACGCCGTTGGTGACAGCGTTCACCAGATATTCACGGTGGTTCAGGATGTGCGCCGCGCCAAAGGCGTTTGCGAAGGTCTGCTTTGCCTGATCCAGACCGGTCTTGTACATCTGAGAGCCGACATAGCCGCCCTCAGTGGCGTTGGTCTCGTTCATAACTGCGGTATACAAATGGTTCTGCGGGAGGACCACGGCATGGTGTTTGGTGCAGAGCGTGTCACCGGTGTTCAGCCAGTAGTCAAAAGCGGCGATGATGTAGTCCACGCCGTTGATAGTCCAGTAGTCGCCAAGAAACAGCCCATCGAAGGTGCCATTTTGAATAGCGGCCCACTGCTCGCTCGTGACGCTGGTGCCGAGGTATTTGAACCGGGGAAGGCAGTTTTTTAGCGCTGCGGCGCTTCCGCTCGTCAGAGCCCCTCGATTAAAGTAGCCCTCTAGCAGGTCGTTCAAAGTCGCCCGGTCTGTCTGGTTTCCTGCCACCACAGGGAGGAGATTGCTGGCCGGGTTCACATTTTTTGCCGAAAGGCTCGGCAGTTCCGTGATTTTTGCCATAGGTTCGCTTCCTTTCTTTTATTACAGGTCATGCGCTGGCACAACCAGATACCAAAGCTACGCACTCAAGCGCCGCCCCCGATTCCGTGGTCAGGACGACCCCACTTTCGGTGCTCAGGCTCACGGTGCGTTCCTTCAGGCAGCTGTTGACCAGCGCCGACAGTAAAAACGTATCCGCTTCATGCTGCTTACGCAGGGCATCCAGCTCAAATTGTAGGGAACGGATAACCACGAAGGAATCCTGGAGCTTTGTCTGCATTTCCGTATATTCATCGGGAATGGAGGCCAGAACTCTTTCCGCTGCTTCCTCGCTGGCTTTTGCAACCTTTTCGCTGGACGAAGCCGCTTTTTCGCTAGCCAAAGCCTTGCTTGCGCTCGCACCTGCTGCCTTTGCATCGTTCGATGCAGAGCTTGCGCTGGAAGATGCAGCAGATGCGCTTTTTCCGGCCGCAGCCTCGCTGGCTTTTGCGTTCTTTTCCGAAGAAGAAGCCAAAGCGGCACTTCGTTCTGCGGCGGCTCTGGCCACATCTGCGCCAGCAACATCCGAAAGAGTGTTCAGTGTGTTGGCGTTCATGGGAGTGCCTTCCACGATGGGTTCATCGTTTCGAATCAACGTAATAATTTCCGAAGAACCGTCTGACTTTTTCATAGTCCAACGGCCCGGGTATTTTGCTTTTCGGTCAATAAACTGCATAGTAAGGTTCACCTCCACAAATTGGCTCAGAGCAGTAAAGCGTGTAATCTTTGGCTATACTTTCGATGTCAGAAAGTATCTTTTCGACCTGATTTATCACGCCAAATTTCATAGAAAGAGATTTTGGCACATCCGGAGTAGAGCTTGTTCCGCTGCATTTTGAACGGATGGCTTTCACGCTGGCTATCCAACGATTGGCGTCCTCTGCGGTAAGATAGCTGTTCGGACCCCATTCGGGGGTAGACGTTCCGGTGAAAGTGATTGTTCCAGAAAAAATCATTTTGGCGTCATCGCCATAGTAGGCGCTGCCGTGTGCAATGTCGATGTAGTCGTTTGCTACGACCCAAGATGGCTCGACAGATGGCGGGTAGAAGTTGTTGGCAGCGGCAAAATAGAGCTGATATTCGACGCCCTTTTCCAGCACGATGTTTCCCATGTCCAGCACTACATCGTTATAGCCTTTGACAAGGTCGATGGACTTGTCTACCAGGGCGGTCTCAGTGCCGTACTTGCGCAGGACGGTGCGCATTTTGCCCGGCATATAGCCCTTGACACGGAATCCCAGCGAGCGGAGCGGCAGGCCCGCTTTCTTAGCAGTCAGCGGCATGAAGAACTCGGACTTGGAGGGATAAGTGTCCCACGCGGGGATGTCGCCGGAAATATTGAGCGCCGTCACGACCGAAATCGGGTCGATAGGAAGTTTCACTCCGACAATGTCAGCAAGCTCTTTCATGCCCTGTTCGATTCGTGCATAGTCAGTGTAACTGAGCGCTCCTTTCATACCGGCGGCCCACTCCTGCTGTTCAGCCGTTGTCCATGTGCCGGTTCTGGCCTTTGCTGTCAGTTCTTTTACCCGGTCTACATCTGCCTGCGTTCGGTCTGTAATCCACTTTGCCATACAATCACCTCTTAAAAAATCAGTTTGCCTTTAGCGTCAATGGAAAGAGACTTTGGAACGGTAAATGCGGGGTGAACGACATTGTCATATTTACGAGGACCCTCGTCATTCGTAGCATAAGAAATCGTCTCTGCGTTGCCATTCACTTGTAACGTAGAATCATACGCGACGTATGCGTTTACAAGTTTGCTGACCAGCAGAGGTCGCCAGTACTTGTTGGCGCTTGAGCTTGTGCCAGCAATATCATAGAGCATCTGAAGCGAGTACAAATAAGGAGTTCTTGTCCAAATGGAACGCCCTCTCTCAGAACCCTCTATATCGGATGCAAGCATTGTCTTCAGGATTTCAGATGCATTTTGCAGGGGAGTCCCCTCGTTGTGCTTATAACTCGGGCTGCTAGTCGTCCAATTCGGGGCATCAGAACCTTCCGTGTCGTATCCAAACTCATGGTTGGAAAGAAGGAAAACACTTTCGGCCATCGTGGATACCCTGCTGCTACCAGAGTTACAGTAAGAATCGGAGAAGCCCGGGGTGTAGTAGATGGTTGTCTTGTTGATAGCTTGCTTTTGAGCATAACTGAACGAGTTGAAGTAATCGTTGTTGAGCCAGCTGTTTACGCTGCTGCTGGCGTAAGTAGACCATGTAGAATCCCAAGCCATAATAGCGGCGTAATGTTTTCGAACCAGAAGAGTTCGTCCGGCCCCGTTCAGCTCGCTTTCGTAGTCGTGCTTCGCAACGATGAACTCAGCCACGTTGCCGCCCTCGTCCATAAGAACAGTGTCGCCCTCTGCAACATCAAACAGGTTGTACGATGTTGTAATAAAAGAACATTTCGCGGAGACGTTGCCCACAAAGGCAGTGACAACAGCCTTGCCTGGGGAGTTCCACTTGACTTGACAAGTGGATTTTCCCTCTGCATTTGTCAGAACGTGAAGGGAGACAATTCCTTCGGGAGAAGCTGCCCAGTTGATTTTGGGAGAATCAATGGTAGCGGGGGACAGGGTAGCGGAAAGAACAACGGAATCACCCCAGTCAAGCTGTTCGCTGACATGGTCAAGAGATAAAGCCTGAGCATCTGCCATCATGTACCCTTCTACAGTACCTTTGAAGCACCCATTGAAGGTGTATTTTGCATTTGTCACAAGCAAGACGGCATCGTAATTAAACTGATGGTGAATCTTTACCATATCAAGAGCGTCAACGATAGGGCTTGCCCGATAAGTAAGAGAAGCTTTGCGACGATTGGAAAGGACTCCATAAGACTCCGTAAGGGCATTTCTGGATTTTGCAAGAATGTCCTTTGTGAGCATAACATTGCTCAGAGTCTGGCTCACGCCCTTGCCCGAAGGGCTTTCGGGATAAGCGTAGGTGGCGCCACCTACGGTGGTCACCACGTTGAGCATATTTTGAGCAAAGGTGATTTCCGGCCAAGAATAATTGTTCAGCACCGGAATATCCAATACCGAGTCAGAGGTGACAGAACCGTACACACGGTTAATCTTTATTACGCCGTCACGAGTCTGGTACAGAGCCATTCCGGCCGCATTGGCGGCAAGCTGCAAAATATCGGAGTTGTGATAAGTAGACCCATCGCTCGTGATGTCCGTAGAGTAGTCTTTCAGTTCATCAGAGATTTCTGCTGTGATTCCGTCTGCCTCAAGCTGTTCTAACGCATCGTAGCACATCTGGTAAAGTGTACCGTATTTTCTTCCGGTGTACTTCGTGCTGGATAGATACAGGAAAGCGTCTCGCGCCTGAAAGGACGCCTCAATGCTGTTGGCGGGGACGCTCCACTCTGACAAGAAGAACATTCCTCCGCTCACCCATTCGGTCTTCCCGTCAACATCCATTCCATAACGAACAGTGACAGGCTGGCGCTCATAGATGTACTTGTAAATCCCTTGAGGGTTTACGGAGTCCCATGTGCGGTCGCTGTTATCCAAACTAAAGGAAATCGACTCCTGAGAAAGCTGCCCGGAGATAGGGTCTCTTGCAGAAGAATGGATGTAAGACAAAATTTTGGTCTTGTCAAACACCAGATACCTGCCGATTTTCACTTGTTCGACCCTTACTCGGCGGTTAGGGAGACACCACTTC